TCATAATCCGCGTGTCGGGGGTTCAAGTCCCTCTCCCGCTACCATACGTCCCCCCAGCATTTCTGCGGGTCCTCCAACGAGAGCGGCAATGTGCCCGACGATCTCGGCTTCTACTCCCCCATCTTCTCTATCTAGGACGGTAACGTGGTCGACCAGGTCGCGGAACGCAACGTGCACTCCGGAATCGGTTATGCGGTCCATAGACGTCAAGCGCTCCGCAAGCGCATCAATGGAGTGCTTATAACGCGTGATTGCTGCTGGATGCAGTTCCACTACAGGCGTTGTCGGGATGTTTGCCAACTTCGCTTCAATCTCTTCCTTCTCCGCTTTTAACGGTCCGTATTGAGCTTCCACGGCTTCAATCGGCAGGATGCCTCTCGTCATTGCTTGCATAAGTCGATCGAGTTGTCCTGCAATCTCTGCGACGCGACGTTCATAGGATGCTCGTTCCCGAACGAAGTTGTCGACATCGAGACGGCGTTCCTCGCGGTAGGCTTTCACGTATTCTACCAATATCTCTGGATGGCTCAGCTGGTCCTTAAGGCCGTTGATTACTGCACGCTCGATCTTGTCGAGCCTATATCGTTTGTCATTTCCACACACACCGCTCTGAGTAGAGCGCGAGCAACGGATCCTGACGGCGTTGCCGCTGTGATCGTGAATAGACATGCCGCCACCGCAACGGCCGCAGCGTAATATTCCAGAGAGCAGGCGCTTGGGGTTCCTCGTGTTTGACCCACCTTGTCCACGCCGCGACTTGCCTTCCAAAAGCGCCAGCGCTCTCTGGTAGGTCTCTTGGTCGACGATCGCCAAGTGCGGTGCGGGTGCCCTTTTGTGTTCACTTTCGGGGTTTGGCCTGCTGATCCTTTTCCCGGTTTCTGGATCTCTGACCATATGGACACGGTTCCAGACGATCTCGCCGGCGTAGAGGGGATTTCGCACGATGCCATATCCGCGCTGAGCCGAGCCGTTGATCGTGCTCGCGTTCCACTGCGCGCCTCGCGGTGGCATGATCTTGTCTTCATTCAAGCCGGCTGCAATTTCTCTCGACGTCTTCCCTTCGATTGTCTCGCGATAAATTCGGCGAACTATTTCAGCTTCCGGCTCAAAAATCTGCATGACGCCGGGCTGGCCTAGTGTCGGCTGATAGCCGTATGCTTTTCCACCCGCGTGCCGGCCGTCGCGCACGACGCCTGTCATGCCGCGGCGGATCTTGTTCTTTAGGTCAGCAAGGAAAAGGGTCGAGACGAGGCCTCGGATGCCGACCTGAATGGCATCGGTCTTGCCATCATGGATAGCAAGGATTTCGACACCAGCGAAGGACAGTCGCTTATGCAATCCTGCCAAGTCTTCCTGGTCGCGAGAAAGGCGGTCGAGCGCTTCAACTATGACGGTTTTGAATTTACCGTCTCTGGCATCTTCCATGAGGCCGAGTAGTCCGTCTCGTCCGAAGATCGAGGCGCCCGAGCGCGCTTTGTCGTGGTATTCTCCAGCGACGACGAGACCGTTTCGAGCGGCGAACTCTCGGCAAACAGCGATTTGATCGTCAACTGACCGCTCGTTCTGCAGATCAGTTGAGAACCTCGCATAAATGGCTGCTCTGTTTTCTTGCATGCTTCCTCACTATTAGCCGCATCATTAGCCGCAGCCAGCGCTCGATCGCGGCGTGCGTCAGCCTTCGCCAAAGCCCGGACAAATGCAAGTAACCGTGGATCGACGTGCGTCATCGTCAGGCCCTCCATGCGTCGTGATGCTTTGGCTCAATCATCCTGTGAACCAAAAAGTTGAAGTTGAGATGAGGGCTGGGGTTGGTCCGCTTTAGGTTGAGGTTGGAGCCATTTCGGCGCCGCATCTGCCGATTCTGGAGGCGTCGGTTTCCACTCAAAAAATCCGAGTGCACCGATCGAAGGAATAAAGTCGACCGGCCGAGTGTCTCTCAGCAGTAGCCCCTTAGGTCCAAAGAACCAACGGCTATCGAGTTCTGTAACGATGTCGGCGATGGTTGTGATGCCGACGATACCACCCCGCTGAAGGTCGCCAGGGGCAGGGCATGTCACACCAAGCGTGGCCATAAATTCCGAGGCTTCCTCGTATTCCGCGCGTGTCATGCCCTTTGAGGCGTGGACGCAGCATTCGCCACGGAATTTCAGGCCGGGGTTGCCTTTCTTCCAGCTTCGGTTTTCGACCGGTTTACCGGCGTGGACGATTGCCCATGCCCATGGCTGTCGAACCGATATGGCGAGCTTCGGCAACGTTGGGACCGTATTGACCATTCCTCAGCCCTCCTGCTTTGCGGGTGCTGATGGGAGCGCTGACTTAGCAATATCAACGGCAAGTTTGTCGAACGCCCGTCGAGCCTCATCAATGGCCCGATATTCTTCATCCAAGCGCATCGTGCCGGGAGCCTTGGTCTTTGAGATCGCCAGTCGTTCATTGTAGAGGTTTGATGCGTCAATGTACTTTTGGTACGCGTCCGCCAGCGAATTTGACGCCACGTCCTGGGGCGGGTTGAAATCCTTTAACGCAAACGACCGCTCGGCGTTCTTTTCCACATCGATCGCGACTAGCAGCCATTGTAGTTCTGGATGCCATTCCGTCGCGCCGAATTCCAGACGGATAGGCTGTATTTTGCGCGTGGAAATCTCGCCGCGCCAATTTTTGTATGGCAATACCAAGGGATCGCCTGTAGGGCGGGGAGGGGCGCACAAATAGACCGGCTCTGAAAAGTGCGCATTCTGATCTTCATATACCGTCATCGACCCGGCTAGCCCCTCACGCATCGCTTTTGCTCGGGTGGCGGTCACATAGCCAACAGGCTTGGGCGAAATGTTCTTCGATCTGGTTCCGCGGAAAAGATAGACAACCTCGGTCGGTCCTTTGCTGCCCGCAGCTGCGATCTTTTCAATGTTCTCGACGTCGCGGCTCAGATACTCGCAGCCGAGATAATCCACCGTCATGGCGGCGTATGGTTCACCATCACTGAAAATGATCTCAGTCGGCTCGGGTGAGACGGCGATCGTACCTGGTTGAAGAGAGGCCGCGCGGAAAGCTTCCGTATCAAAATCTTCAACAGGCTCGATCCGGACACTTGTCATCGCGATCACGCCTGCTGCAAGTGCATCAGCCCACCGCTTCTGAACGCCGGCCGGGAGATCGTCCCACTTTTTCCCGTATTCGCCGGTCATGAAGTTTTCGTAGAGCTCACGTGCAGGGTTTGGATTGATAGATTTTTCAGCCGTGAGCATTGGCGCGTCCCCTCATTTCCATGAGATCGGAAAAGGTGCCGAGGAAGCTTGCGGCGAACCGCTGGCTTAGCTCATTCTTCTCGTCTCGGCCCATGTGATGGTTGGCTATCTCGAGCGCTGATACCGCGCCGAGTGCCATCAGTTTATTTTCGACGGAGAGACCCTCGAGGACCTGCTGGATGACGTTCGTCGCTTGTAGGGTGGTTTGGTCCATGTTCATCGCCTCACACACGCATCGGCATAAGCACGATGAGATTTTCCTTATGATCACCGTCGGCGCGAAAGATCGTGGGGCTGGTGCTCTCGCCAAGGGCAATACGAACCGTTCCTTCCGGCAGGTGCTCAAGGGCCTCGAGGACGTATTTCGCGTTGAACCCCGTTTCCATTTCAGCCTGTCCCTCATAAGCAACCTCGTCTTCCGCGCTACCGGCATCAGGATTGGTCACGAGAAGCTTCAGAGTGCCTTCCGAGAAGTGGAACTTCATTGCCCGGCCGCGCTCCGTTGAAACCGACGACACACGATCGACGGCAGAGGCGATGGCTTTGGCATCCGCCGTCACGTCGGTGGCATTGTTGGCGGGGATGACCCGGACATAATCAGGGAACGTGCCGTCAATCAGTTTAGACACGAGGCGTGTCCCGCCGACAGTGAAACAAATCCTTGCGTCGCTGAGCTCGACGAAAACGTCACCATCTTTCGGCAGGATCTTCGAGAGCGTCGCGACCGTCTTGCGCGGAATGATGACGCCGGGCGCATCTGCTGGAACGTGGTCGATCATCACGATCCGCTTTGCGAGGCGATGCCCGTCGGTCGCAACGAACAGCATGCCGTCCGTCGTGGGATGCATGTAAATTCCGTTGAGATAGTAGCGCGTCTCTTCGGTTGAAATCGCAAAGCCTACCGCTGCGATAGCAGCCTGCAGTGCTTTTGCCGGTATCGTGAACTTGTGGGGAAGGTTGCTGACATCCATTGACGAAAGATCGCTGGGTGGCAATGCCTGCAATGAAAACCGGGATCGACCGGCTTTAAAGGTTACCGAATCGGGAGAGCCTTCCCGCTCTTTCGCCTCGGCCGAGATATCCGCTCCCTCCGGGAGCTTGCGGACAATATCGCGAAGCAGGTGTGCTTGGACGCTGAACGGCTGAAAATCCATTGCGACAGTAGCCGGGAACTCGACTATAGCTTCCGTATCTAGATCGGTTGCCCGAGCCCGCAGGCCTCCGCCAGTCCGCTCGATCGCGACGTTCGCGAGGATCGGGATTGTGTTTCGTCGCTCAACGACATCACTGGAAAGCGCGAGGGCGGCGGCAAGGGCTGATTTGCTGGCTGTGAACATGCTTATTCCTCCGCGCTTTCGGCGTCGTTTGCTGGTTGCTGGATGAGCGATTTGCAGTCGTCGGAAATCCGGTAGTGGAATTTGGGCGACCAGTATGAGGTGTCTATAACGACGCTTTGCGGCTCGCCTTCTCGATGGCATTCGGCATAGATGCGGGCGAATTCATCGAGGGTTTCAGCCCAGATCTCGCTCTCATATTCCCAGAAGGAATTTGCCTCGTGGCTATCGGGGCTTTGATCCTGATGCGTTTGCGGCTGCGAGGTTTCAAACATTTCGATGGTATGGGCGCACCGCGGCGCATTTCCATGGGTGCCGTCGGAATTGACGCTGATCTCGATATTGCCGCGCTGTTCGACATATCTGAAAGAGAGCTCCTCCCCAGGAAGGAAGAAGGGTTTCTGACCTGCTGAAGCGGTCGTTAGAAACGGCAGCCATGCTTCAGGCGAAGGTTTGCCCGTAGGCAAAACTTCGTCGATCATGAACGTCGGATACCAGGTTTTTTCTGAAGTCATGGCTACCGCTCCCATTAAGCTGACATTTCCGGAGTGCCCTGGAAGCTTGGCAAAGCGGTATCGGCCGCGGCGCGCGTCAGGTCATCGCGCACCTGCTTGGTGACGTAGTGGTCGGGACGGTAGAGATGGAACGACCAGACGAGACCGGAAGGCGTTTTGCGGTACCGGAGGCGCACGGGAATACGTGCCGCTTCCCCTTCGAAGAACGGCGGAACCGAGAGAATGAACATGCCCGGCACGTCGATCCGGTTGCCTTCCTTGTCGTGGGTTTGATGATCTTCCTCGAACACAATCTGCCCGGCGCCGTTCTGCAGCGATACGACATTTTTCACACGCGTTTCGGCGGTGACCAAAAGACCGCGGGAGAGGGTGACGAGCTGGTTCGGGAATGCCACCTTGAACGAAAACTTGTTCTGGAATTCGAGCTCTTCAGCCTCGTCGGGAGCAGCGAGATCGGCGATGTGATCTTCAATGAACTCGGCAAAGTCCGTTTGGGTTATTCCCTTGCCATTCATTGCTGTCCACGCCTTCCACTCCTCAGAGAGGGGAAACTCGTACTGGATGCGGTGCTTGCCGTTGTCGGCCGCGCCGCCGTTTTCTTTCTTGTGATAGTCGATCACGGCAGTCAGAGACGGCTTTTGCCAATCCATGTTGGCGAAGATAACGGAGTGCTCAGTCTTGTGACGGTCAACCAGCTCGATGAAGCTTGTCAGCGTCGTGACGCGCGCGGTCCCGAACTTCGTTTCGGGGCTGGTGCGCCAGCCGTCGAATAGATTTTTGGTGCCGATGACGCTTCCGTCCTTCGGATCGAAGATCACAGGGACTTTTTTGGGAACGCCAACGGCGTCGTTGGGCGCATCAATGAAGCGGACCTCGAGGCCGCTTTCCTTTACAAGATTTGCAATCGCCGCGACGGCGGATGCGTTGAGCATATCAGTAGCCACAGGGTATTTCCTTTCCTGGCTGTCTTACTGGTTGAGGTTGGGGCGGCCGCGATCGATTTCGCGCGGGCCGGGAAACATGTCGTGTTGCTGCGGATGTTCGGTGGACAGGCGGCCACCTTCGATGACCCAGTAAACCGAAGCCTTGCGGGGCAGCTTTGGCAGTGTCGGGGGCGGAATTTCCGCGTTGATCTCGACCATGCCGTTCTTGACGGCGAGGTTGAGCTTGAGCGAAACGCCACCCTTGTATGTGACGTTCGGCCTGTCATTGGAAAGCTCGAGCAGCTTTTCGAGGGTTTCCGTCAGCTTGGTGGAGAGCTCGGCGTTCAGATCGCCGCTTTCCAGCATGCCGAGGAGGGATTGCGCATCTCTGATGATTTGCATGGTCTACTCCGGTTGAAAGAGAGGTGAGCCGTTCCTCAGAACGGAATGTCGTCATCCATGTCGTGGCTGAAATCGCGGCCGGTGCTCGGGTTTGAACCGCTGGAGCCAGATTGCCGGCTCGGCTGCCGCCCGTATTGATCGGGATCGGACGCCGGCGGTGGCCGGTTGCCGCCGCCCTGGCTATCGAGCATCGTTAGTGTCGCGTTGAAACCGTTGAGCACTACTTCGGTTGTGTATCGGTCTCCGCCGTCGGAGTGCTGCCATTTTCGGGTTTGCAGTTTGCCTTCGATGTAAACCTTGGCGCCCTTCTTGAGGTACTGCTCGCACACCTTGACGAGACCTTCAGTAAAGACGACGACGCTGTGCCACTCGGTGCGCTCTTTGCGCTCTCCGCTTTCCTTGTCCCGCCAGCTTTCGGATGTGGCGAGGCGTAGGCTCGCAATTCCGGCACCCGCCTGTGTCTGTCGGATTTCCGGATCGGCGCCGAGGTGTCCGATGAGAATGACTTTGTTGACCGAGCCGGCCATCAGATTGTCCTTTCGATTTTGGGGAAGGCGTCGTGAACAATGCCGTCGAGAAGGCGACCAGCGGCCTTTTTGCCGACCGGTTTGACGGAGTGGTGCGACGAGGGCGCCGGAAGTACGCGAGCCCAGGACCAAGGCTTGTGATCCATCTCAATCAGATATCCAGATTGCGATATGGCGAAGGTTGAACATTCACGCTCGGAACGCTCCACGTATTCGGCGTCAGTCTCGTCTTTGTCGCGGTCAAGCTTCCATGGAACTGGTTTCCATGCGCCCCACTGTTTGAAGAAGAACGGGACATCAGCTTGCTGACATTGATCTCGAATGGATTGAGCCCATAACGGATGCATAGGCCGCGCTTTCGGTCCACTTTCACCGCCAAGAACAACCCAGTCGATTCCTTTGCCACAGCGCTCATCGTGATGATGGTGTGGCAAGGTAGGATCGGTTTCGTGGAGCCTATCGTGGATAACCTCGCCCCGCTGACCATGGTGCCTGTGAGCTCCGCTGCATCCTCTCTGGCCGCCCATCCACAAAGTTCCGCCGGTGGACTTCAGGAGATCAATCCCACCGAGCATTGGTTCGATGCTTACCCATCTCATCGCAGCTGGAGTTTGAAGAAGAAGCGGTATTCGCTCATCCGCTCGCGATTGATCCTCGGCTGACACCCCTGCCCAGACATTTGGTAAGACGGGCGGTGGGCTAACGGTGTGCCGACCGAGTTCCTCATGGATAATGCTCTCCCAGCGCCGACGCACGAAGGGTTGATTGTTCAGATAGGCGAGCATCCTCTCAGGTCGCTTCGTAAGAACCTGAAATGTGTGGCGAGAAGCCACAGCCATCACTGCGAAAACTCTGTCGATCCATTCTTCTGGAACATTTTCGGCGAAAAGATCGCCATGTGCGCAGACGAAGATCATCCGTGGCCGCTTCCATTCGAGCGGCTGGCGAAGCCATCCTTCGTTGAATTTCACGGCTCCATTCCAAACGGGTCCGGACTTCGAAGGTGACGTTAAGCCCTTGCGGCTGGCAGTGTGTTTTAAGCGGGTGCCAGCAAGCTTCATCGCATAGCAGTTGGTGCACCCCGGCGACACGACAGAGCAACCGGTAATCGGGTTCCATGTCGCATCGGTCCATTCGATATCTGTACCGTCAGCCATGGTGATCCTCCGCACGTGCCGGCATTTCAAGGCGATAACCAAGGTGGCGACTGGTGATGATGGAAACGCCATGCGGAGCCACTGAGCGGCGTAGGCGGTTCAGGAATGCATAGGTGCAACCACGGGCATCTAGCGGTCCACCGTCGGGATCGTCGCTATAGACGCGATCGGCAAGTTGGTCGGCTGAGAGAAAGCTCCTGGCTTCCGCCAGAGCCAGAAAGATCTGTCGCTGGCGGCGGGGCAACGTGATCCGGTCCGCGAGTTCGATAGCGTCCTGTTTCATCGGCCGCTCACGATCTTCCGATGCATTAGGTTGTTGTTGGCTGCGTTCATCCGCTGCTGGATGCCTATCAGCCGGTCGAAGTACTCCAGAAATGCGAGTTCGGCCTTCGCTGGTGCCCACGGCGTAATTGCGCCGATGGTCAGGGGAGCTGGAAACTTGGATAAGGGATACTTCTTGCGCGCGGCGGCGCCGAAAAGGCTTTCCGCCTCGGCGGCAGCCATGCGGACATCCATGCGCTCGACAGCGTGCGCCTGTTTCTTCGTCCACGCACTCGGCGCGGGCAGACCTGCCGCCGCATAGATGGCACTGTCCCATCCTGCCTTTGCTGATGCGACGACAGACCGATAAGCTTCGGCGGCCTTTGGGGAAAAGTCGTCGAGCATCGCCGCGACAAGATCCTGTTTAGGGCGGCTATCGTCACCAAGCTTGTATTCGTGTGCATCATGCAGGAGGAACAGCGCCGCGGTGAGCTCATCTTCCCCTTCACGCAAAAGCGCCTGAGCGCCCATAACGCAATGCTGGGCGTCGCTATATCCGACGCCAGGATATGTTCCGGTGAAGCGATTGATTTTGGCGAGGCCGAACGCCACTTCGTTGAAATCGATCTCGCACGCTTCGGGATGCGCAAGGTCCATCAACGAACCGTCCGGCCGAAAGAAGTCGATGCGCTTGCTGCAGAGGCGGGGGGCGGAGATCGAGGTCATCAAACGATCCCTCCGATAGCGTCGCTGGCAAGCATCGAAACGCCACAGACGAGACCCGTGGCTGAAATCAGTGCGAAGAACACAGCGAGTGCAAAAAGCACGCGGCAAAGAAGGTCGGCCCGGGGCGGCAGTTCGGCTTGAACCTGCTCACCAGGTAAAGCGCACATCGGCAAGATTTGGATCATGGGAAGGTCTCCATCCGTTTCGGATGCCGCCTCTGGGTGGAGGCGGTCACCGAAATCGGACGTGACGTCATGCAGCGCGCTTGCGGATTTGTCGCACAGCCTGATCGTTGGCGCGGGCTCTTGCCCGGGCGCTGTACCGTGAGATTTCAGCTTGTGTGAAATGACGGTTCAGTTCTTCGGAGGTGCAACCGTCGCCGTAGCGGCGCATGGCGTCAGCCATGTCCTGAATAAGTATTTCTTCATTGCTGTTCGCTGTCTGCATATCGCTCTCCATCCTCTGAAAGGTTGGACCGGATGGCGCGGGGCAGGGGACGTTGGCGCCATCCGGTCGTTTCCATGCCGTGTGGTTCGGCTTGGATGAACAGCGTTATAGTGGGAAACATCCCACTTAGCAATAGGAAAAGTAGGATATGTCCTATCGGTCTATTTGCTTCCCACTCGGTGAGAAAAATTCCCTTTTGAATTGAGTAGCTTGGGAAGCTGCGCGGAAAACGAATCAGTTTGGACTAGACTCTTTCAACTAGTCATGTCTTTTTTAGCGAGAACGAAATGAGAACAAACGGGAGAGGAAGATGGCAACGCCGCCGGTCAATCATCCAGACGCCATGCGATTGGTTATCGAGCTAGACACTCTTTACGTGGCTTGTGATGATTGCGGGCACTCGCGCCTGCTTGGCTACAGGAACTTGCGAGAGGCGTCAGCCTTAGGCGTGCACAACTACATGCAGTTGTGTCGCAAAATCCGTTGTTCTGAGTGCCCTAAGGTCCCGCCCACACAGAGGAACCTCACTATAAGACCGAAGTGGATTGAGGGTATCGCCAGTCAAACAGTGGCGTGAAAAACGATCTTATGTATGGAGAAAACTGCGGATGAGGGGAACGTCACCTCGTTCGGTTCACCCTCTTCAGGATTGTGCTGCCATAGTCTCGTCACCTTGCTCGACTGCGAGCGAAACTCTTTGATGTAGCTTTCCCTTTGATTTTCCTCTTCGGTGGCGACCTGGACGATGACGTCATCGCCTGCGCGAACGGGCTCGTTTGGGTTGATCCAGACAGTCTCGCCGGCTTTGAAGCGGGGCTCCATAGAGGTCCCGTAAACCCGAACAGCATAGGCGCCTTCGACGCCCTCCAGCATAGGGGGAACGAACAGCCGCCCAACTTCCGAACCATTTAGAATGAAGCGGCCGTTTGGCCCGCCGATCGATTGGCCGAGCAGGGGGATGTATCCGTCGCCGTCAAACTTCTGGTAGCGCGGGGGGAAGCTTGCGTTCGGTTTGGTAATGGTTTGAGCCACCGGCTCTTCATCATCGGTCAGCCGCACAACCTCTCCTCTGATCAGCGCATCGGCGTCCAGTCGCAGAGCCTTAGCCAGATCAGGCATTTTTTTAAGCGTGACTGCGGATTTTTTGCCGTCGACGAGATCGCGTAGGAAGGTCCGCTCGATCCCCGCTTTCACGGCGGCTTCTACCGGCCCCAGATCCAGTTCTTTCAGTCGCTCGATCGCAATTTTTTGAAGTGTGCTCATGCTGAGATAATAGGAAATTTCCCCCTCCTATGGCGAATGGGATGTTTCCTATTGCAAAGTGGGAACTGTCCCACTATAAGAGGTGCATGGAAACTCAACTTGCAAATCATCTGTTGGCTCTTTCGGAAGCGTTTTGCTCGGCCCGCGAACTGGGTGAGACGACTGTTGGCAGGCATTGCGCCGCTGACAGCCGTTTCTTTGCCCGCATTCGCTCGGGGAAGACTTTCACGGCAAAGAAGTATGACGAGGTCGTCGCCTGGTTCAGTTCCAACTGGCCCGAAGGGTCGGACTGGCCACGAGGTGTTCCGCGTCCACAGGAGGCGGCACAATGAAGTTGTTTCCAACCCTTTATGTCGGAGTAGGGAAGAGGTCATCCCGCGTGGCTCATAACCACGAGATCGCGAGTTCGAATATCGCCTCCGCAACCAGATACCTGCTCCCTTTCCTCCCGGGAGTACGCTGGCGCATGGCGGTTGGGGGTCCCCGGCTGTCATGCGCCTTTTTTCGTCCGTTGCGCAATCGCCGCGCTCAATCGTCGACAGCCCCGCTTGCTGAAACAGCAATCCTTCTTCCGGAGCGTCTGCTCGTGAGGTTTCCGTGCCGTCTACCGCCGAGTGCGCCGGCCGACAAGCTGGAAGCGGAATTCGTCCACCGTCATGCGTCCGCCCTCGAGCATGTTGACGATGTATCTCTCCTCGTTGGGAGCAGCCTTCAAAAGCGCTGCTTCCTGTCGATCGAGGCGTGCATCCGTCTCGTTCAGAAAGTTTTCGATATCGGGATGCGTCTCCAGAAGTTGCCGGAGAATGATCTCCAGCGCGAAGATACGCCCCGTGATCTGGCTGCCGTCGTCGGCGGGAATGTCGGTCATGAGTTGCCCCAGGTTGGTAGCGGACTGTTGCATGCTGTTCTGCCCTCCGGCGCTGAAAAAAGAAAGGCTCCGTCATGTGATCCCCCGTGATCTGCTGACGGACTGAACCTCACATTTTCAATTCATTCCCACCACGGGAAAACGCAGGGAGATTTCCCGGCGCGGGAAAGGCTTTGTCATGTTCCAAGACGCATGGTTTCACCGCATCAAGGCCGCACAGCGGGACTTGATCAAACTCGTCGGCGGTATAGAGCGCGCGGCGGAGATTTCATCCATCTCCAAAAGCCATATCGGACGCATGAATAACGCGGCAGATCCCGAGTTGATGCCGCTTTCTGCGGTGCATGCGCTTGAAGATGATTGCGGTGTTCCGGTTGTTACCTCTGCCATGGCAGAGCTGTCTGGTCGTCGGCTTTCAGATCCTGATCTGGATCGCCAGGCCGATATCTGTGTCCAGCAGGCGAAAGCCGCACTGATCGCCAAAGTCGGAGAACTGATGTCGAGCAGTGCCGCGGCATCAGCGGACGGTTTCTTCAGCGTCGCTGAGAGCCGACAGATGGACCGCATTTCGAGTGATATTGAACATGCGACGGCAAAATTCCGTCAGGCTTTGGCCGTCGTCGCTGCGCGCGGCGGCGAAATGGTCGGCCTTCGCGTGATCAAGGGAGGGGAGCAATGAACTTCCTCCTGAAACCCTGCGAAGAAAATGTTCTCGCTTATGCGCAGCGCTGTATGGAGCGCGGGCAGGCAGAAGGCGCCATACCTGCCAACCGCCGCCCGCTGTCCGGACACGAGATGGCATTGATTGCCCGTCGCGCAACGCAGGACGGATACCTCAATCTCGGCATTTCGGTGTTCTATGAGCCAGAGCCGGGCACTCTTTGGCTTGATATTCTCTTCGTTGAGCCGGAGTTCCGCCGCCAGAACGTCGGTTGGCAGCTTCTGGAAGAGACGCGTTTGTTTGCCGTTAGTCAGCAGTTCCGGGAGATCGCCCTTGGAACGCTTGCGACGAACGCACCGATGCGTGCCTTCATGGCGCGGGCACCAGGCCTGTTTCATGCGGAACGGGATAACGACGGCGATGTCTATTTTTCGGAGCGGTTGGCGCGGAGGGCGGCACGATGACGCCCCCTCTCTGCAAATCGAAAGCCGATCGTGATCGTCTTCGCCAGCGTGTTGGCGAAAGCCGCAAGGCGCAGCTGAAGGAAATCCGTCGGCAGGTGAAACGCTGGAGCGATGGTGCGTCGGCAGAAGATTGCATGGCTGCCATCAAGGCCGCCATCGCTCATATCGGGGAGCGCGATTGATGCTCCGCGATTATAATCATTTCCTCGCATCCAAGGTCGCGATTGCGCAGGAAGGCGGGTTCGAAGTCTCGGCCGACGAGATTAACCCGATTCTGCAGCCGCACCAGAAGCTGATCATTATCTGGGCCTGCCGCGGTGGGCGACGGGCAATCTTCGCCGCTTTCGGTCTCGGTAAAAGTGTTATCCAGATTGAAATCTTGCGCATCGTCATCGCTCGGTTTGGCGGGCGAGGGCTTCTGGTGTTGCCGCTCGGCGTGCGCCAGGAGTTCCGGCAGGACTGTGAATTGCTGGTCACCGGCATCCATCCCCGTATCACCGATGCGCAGCGTGTCGAGCTTCGGGTTTGGCAGGAAGGTCATCCGGAGCGCGTACCGTCGCTGACCTTCATCCGGTCGATCGGCGACGCTGGCGATGCTGGCCTTTACATGACGAATTACGAGACAGTGCGAGAGGGCAAGCTTGATCCCCGATTGTTCACTGTTGCGTCACTCGATGAGGCTGCCTGCCTTCGTGGGTTCGGAGGGACAAAGACGTTCCGCGAGTTCATGCGGCTGTTCGACGGCATCCGGTTCAAGTTCCTCGCCACGGCGACACCGTCGCCAAACCAGTACGTTGAACTGCTCGCCTATTCCGCCTTCCTCGAGGTTATGGATGTTGGGCAGGCGAAAACGCGGTTTTTCAAGCGCAATTCGGAAAAGGCTGACACGCTCACGATCCATCCGCACAAGGAGCACGAGTTCTGGCTGTGGGTTGCAAGCTGGGGACTGTTTGTCCAAAAGCCCTCCGACCTCGGATGCTCGGACGAAGGTTACGAGCTTCCGGAAATAGAGGTGCGCTGGCATGAGTTGCCGGCTGATCACTCCTCGGCCGGTAGCGAGAAGAGCGGGCAGGGCCGGCTGTTGCGCAATGCCGCGGCCTCGCTTTCGGACACGGCTCGGGAGAAACGTGACAGCCTCGGTATCCGCATCGCCAGGATGATGGAACTACGCGCCGAAGATCCTGAAGCGCACCGTATCATCTGGCACGATCTCGAGGCCGAGCGGCTGGCGATCGAGGCCGCCATACCTGATGTGGTGAGCGTCTATGGCGCACAGGACCTCGACGATCGTGAGCAGTCGATCGTCGGTTTCTCGCATGGTCGCATCCGCGAGATTGCCGCCAAGCCGGTCATGCTCGGATCGGGCTGCAATTTCCAGCGCCATTGCTGGTGGGCAATATTTCTCGGCATTGGGCACAAGTTCAACGATTTCATCCAGGCCGTTCACCGTATCCAGCGCTTTCTCCAGACGCATAAGGTTCGTATCGACCTCATTTACACAGAGGCCGAACGTCCGGTGCGCGACAATCTCGAAGCCAAATGGCGTCGCCACGTGGAGCAGATGGCAATCATGACAGATATCATTCGCAAATACGGCCTGTCGTCTGCGGCGATGGCCGAAACCCTCACGCGCGCCATGGGTGTTGAACGGATCGAGGTCTCCGGGCCGGGCTATCGGCTGGTTAACAATGATTGCGTGATGGAGTGCCAGAATATGGGCTCCAACAGCGTTGACCTGATCGTCACATCGATCCCGTTCTCTACACAGTACGAGTATTCGCCGAACTATGCCGACTTCGGCCATACCGAAGACAATGAGCATTTCTGGCGACAGATGGATTTCCTCATTCCGGAATTGCTGCGGGTTCTGGCGCCGGGACGCGTCGCGGCGATACACGTGAAGGATCGCATAGTCCCCGGTGGCATGACGGGTCTTGGCTTCCAAACCGTCTATCCGTTTTCCGATGATTGTGTTGCCCGGTTCAAGCAGCACGGCTTCGCGTTCCTGTCTCGCAAGACGATCACCACGGACGTGGTCCGGGAGAATAACCAGACATATCGCCTGGGATGGTCCGAGCAATGCAAGGACGGCAGTAGAATGGGCAATGGCCTGCCGGAATATCTGCTGATATTCCGTAAGCCGCCGTCGGACAATTCGAACGGATATGCCGACATCCCGGTGAAAAAACAGAAACGGGAATGGAAGCAGGGTCACTGGGACAATCCTGAGGGATACAGCCGCGCCCGTTGGCAGCTTGACGCTCACGGTTACATGCCGAGCTCCGGCAATCGCCTGCTCTCGATCGAAGAATTGGCGGGTTTGGAACATCACCAGATTTTCAAACTGTGGAAGCGATACTCGATCGAGACGGTTTATGATTTCGAGCATCACGTGAAGATCGCCGAACATCTGGAAGAGCGAGGCATGCTGCCCTCGACCTTCATGCTGCTGCCGCCGCATTCCACGGCTGACGACACCTGGACCGATATCACCCGCATGCTTTCCATGAACACGCTGCAGGCTGCGGCGGGTAAGGAAATGCACCTTTGCCCGCTTCAGTTCGATATCGTCGATCGAGCCATAGCCCAGTATTCCGAACCGGGTGAGACGGTGTTCGATCCTTTCGGCGGTTTGATGACCGTGCCTTACCGCGCGATCAAGCTGGAGCGGAAGGCCGTCGCGACTGAGCTTAACGCTGGCTACTTTCTCGATGGCTGCAAATACGTGGAAGCGATGGCCCGCGAGAAAGACATGCCAAACCTCTTCGACACGTTGGAGGCTGCCGAGTGAGTGATCCGGTCTCTCTCTACATCGTCACGGATCGCGCGGAGCAGGCGGCGCAGCGGTTTTTTTACTGCCGCGTTGCGTCTCTTCCTGACTGGGTGCAGGTCGCCACTTCCATCATCGAGATCGAGGATATTCCAAACGGGAAGTGCGTCCTCACGCATTTCGCAACTGGCGGCCGGTCCACGGCTGAACAGGTGTGGTTCGAGCGCCGTCTCCGCGGCGGGCTCTTTTACGATCACGAAGCTCTCAGGGACAAGATCGAGGTCTGGCTCGACAAGAGGCTCGAATACGAGCGGAAGCTGCTTGCCCAACATTCACAAGACCATGAACGACAGGGGAATTACGCATGACGATGGTGACGGTTTTTAGAGATTATGCCGTGCAAGGAAAACATCCTGCCGCGCCGAGCGCGTTTGATGTAACCCCTCAAAAGTTCGACGGCTTGCCGGCTCATATGCGCTCGGATCTTTGCCGTTTGCTGACGGATGCCGGATATTCGGTTCGGCGCATTCTTCAGCTGTGCGGCATCTCGGCTGCGACGCTCGCGGAGCATCTGGCGCAGCGCCACCACTATTCTATGCCGGAGCGCGTGCAGGCTGCCCGCCACAGCGGCGAACGCATTACTCCGCGTCAGGTCGACGAGATCGTTGAAGGTCTCGACCTTTATGCTTGCCGCGTGCTTGTGAAGATGCCCAAGGTTGGGCGGACGCACTGGCGGCGCGGGCAGATCGAGGACGAAACAGGCCTTCGGCATAACCACGGCGTGCACGCTCTGAAAGACCTTCAGGCGAAGGGCCTCGTCCGTCCCATAGGCGTTGCGGAGCAAGGTTTTATCCAGCCCTACGAGTTGACGAAAGTGGGCGCTGTGGTCGCCGAGGCGATTGATCCTCGCGATGTCTCGGCTGCTACCGACGGGGATGGCTGATGTTGAGCCGTCTTGCCATCCGGCGCCGGCGTATTGTGCTGGTGATCGCGCCAACCCTCTATGAGTGCCGCAAGACGCTTGATGCTTTCGGCATCCCTCTTTCGAACATCGATGAAATCCGATCGGTCACCAAGGCGCATCACTTGCGCGGGTGGTCGCGGGGCACACCATTCATCGCACTGTCGGAGCGCGACAGCTGGTTTGCGACCCAAAGTGGCCGAGAACTGAGCATGGTCGTGGACGCATTCCTCCTCAGTGGACGCCTGCGGATCGCAAGTGACGCTGAACTTTCCGATCTTCGCCAACCGGAGTTTGCCAACAATGTATGCCGAAACGCTGCTCAATCATCTGGCGCCGCCACCACAATTCTCCAGCAGAAACCGTTGGGACCACGGTCTACCACTGATCATAGATAGCTTCGCCGGAGGCGGCGGTGCGTCGACAGGAATCGAGATGGCGCTGGGTCGCTCTCCCGATCTCGCCATAAACCATAATCCGCAGGCCCTTGCCCTGCATGCCGCCAACCACCCTGATACGCTGCATATCTCGGAAAACATCTACAAGGTCGATCCGCTCGATTACGTGGCAGGGCAGCACATCGGCCTTGCCTGGTTCTCTCCCGATTGCAAGCATTTCAGCAAGGCCAAGGGTGGCAAGCCGGTCGAGCGCAATATCCGTGACCTCGCTCACATCATTCCGTTCTGGGTCGAACGTGTCCAGAAAAGCGGCGGCAAGATCGACGTTATCATCATGGAGAACGTCGAGGAATTTGCGACGTGGGGGCCGCTCGTCCAGACCGAAAGGGGATTGATGCCGGATCCGGAGCGGAAAGGTGAAACCTTCCAGCAATGGTGCAAGAAGCTTCGCCGCCTCGGGGGAAAGCTGGAGAAGCGGGAATTGCGTGCCTGCGATTATGGCGCGCCCACGATCCGCAAGCGCCTCTTTGTGATCATCCGTTTCGACGGCCAAAAGATCATCTGGCCGGAACCGACGCACGGTGCGCCCGATGATCCGGATGTGATTGCCGGTCGTAGACTGCCATGGCGCACCGCGGCGGAATGCATTGACTGGTCGATCCCGTGCCCGTCGATCTTCGATAGCTCGGCCGATATCGCCGAGAAACACGGACTGAAGGCAATCAGGCCTCTGGCGGATAATACCATGGCTCGCGTCGCGCGCGGCATGAAACGTTATGTTCTCGACGCCGAAAGGCCATTCATCGTCAACCTGACGCATGGTGCGCGCTGCGAGGATATTGATGAACCTGTGAAGACGGTGACCGGGGCGAACCGTGGTGAGAAAGCTGTCGTTCTCCCTCACATGGTCAGCTATTACGGCCATGGCGATCTGAGAGCGGAACGGACGCGCGAACTGTCTGAGCCGATATCGACGATCCCTTGCGAAAACCGGCATGCCGTGGTTGCGCCTTCGGTAATCCGGTTCAATACCGGTGCGACAGGCAGTGACATGCGCGAGCCCGCGCCGACCGTTACGGCGAACAGCTATATCAAGAAGCCAGGTGGCGCAGCGCCGATCGGCATGATCGCGCCGCACCTGATGACGATGCGCAATGCTGGCAAGCCGTTTAACGGCGCTGATGAGCCTACGCACACTATCACCGCCGGCGGCGCTGGCCTGTCGTTGGTCGCGCCGGTTCTCACTGCCGCGCAACACGGCGGGTCCAATCGATCCGTCGAGGATCCTCATCACACAATCACGGCCAGCAAGAAGGATCAAAACAGCATCATCGTGCCGACGCTCGTTGGCTGTGGCGGACGGGCTGGGCAGAGCCGCCCGCGCGCTGGTGACGAACCGATGGCGACAGTGACTGCCAAGGCTGATGTCTGCGTTGCTTCCGTTTTCATCGCGCAGCACAATAATGACAGCCGCCGAGAAGGTGGCGTCAATCCGGGCAGGCCTGCTGATTCGCCGATGTCCACCGCCACGCAGAGCGGGTCACAGCAAGGTTTCGTATCCGCCTTCGTAGCGCGCCAGTTCGGCGCCTCAACCGGCCACGAGGTTGACCGTCCGTCTGCGACGGTGATGGCTGATGGTGCTGGTAAGTCGCAGTTGGTGACACCATTCCTTCAGGCTTATTACGGCACGGGTGACGGCGGCGAAGAAAATCAGCCCGCGCGTACCATCACCACGAAAGACCGGCATGGACATGTTGAGGCGGTGATCGATGTTCCGCCATTTACGGAAGCGCAGGCCTCCCGTGCCCGCGAGGTCGCGGCCTTTATGCGGTCGCACGGGTTCTGGGACGAACGGGAGTTCGTAACCCTCGAGATCGGCGGGCACACCTTCGTCATCGTAGATATCGGCATGCGGATGCTCACCCCGCGCGAACTGTTCAATGCGCAAGGCTTTCCGGGTGATTATCAGATCGATGGTGTATGGGTGTCGGAAGATGGCAAGGAGACGTGGATTGCATTTCCGAAGTCCGTTCAGGTGTCGTGTGTTGGAAACAGTGTTAGCCCCCCTGTGGCGGAAGCGCTGATAGGCGCAAATTGTAATCATCTCGTTGCCGTGCAGGTGGCGGCATGATGCAGCCGACTTTGTTTGAAGGCTCCAAACGCATTGTCTATGACGATGCGGTCGAGCTTACTCTTCAATCCATGCAGGCATATGGCCCTGATCATGACCACTGGGGCATAGCTTGGTCCGGAGGGAAAGACAGTAGTGCGACCCTGACGATTATCCTCCACCTGTTGGACACCGGACAGTTGGCTCGGCCGAAGTCGCTTTCGGTTTTTTATGCCGACACCCGCCAGGAGTTGCCGCCGTTGGCGATCGCTGCTGAGCGGATCATGTTGCAGATGGCTGAAAGGGGTATCCGGTGTGAGGTTGTTCGGGCGCCGCTCGATAAGAGGTTCCTTGTTTACATCCTCGGCCGCGGGGTTCCTCCGCCAAATAACAACACCCTCCGCTGGTGCACCCGTCAAATAAAGATTGATCCAATGACGGAGGCTTTGGAGCGGCGGATTAACGAGATCGATGGGAGTATCCTGATGATCACGGGTGTCCGGCAGGGTGAAAGTGCGATCCGTGACCAGCGTATTGTCATGTCGTGTGGCAAGGATGGAGCGGAATGCGGGCAGGGCTGGTATCAGCAGGTATTGCCGCAGGCGAAAGGCATCCGGGGTCGCATAGCAACTCTTGCCCCTCTGCTGCATTGGCGAGTGTGCAATGTTTGGGACTGGCTGAGATTTTACGCGCCTCTGCCTGAATACGGTGGCTGGGCCACGTCTGCGATTGCCGATGCTTATGGTGGCGATGAGGCGGAGGAGAAGAACGCCAGAACCGGGTGTGCGGGTTGCCCTCTAGCATCGAAAGATTTGGCGCTGATGACGATCGTCTCAATGCCGGAGTGGTCTTATCTTTCTCCACTACTGGGCTTGAAGCCGCTATATCGCGAGTTGCGTTTGCCCCATAACCGGCTCCGTAAGCCTGGTGTCGAAAGGCTGAAAAACGGCACCATAGCCGCCAATCCCCAACGGATGGGACCTTTGACATTCGAGGCCCGATTGATGGGGCTTGCCCGGGTTCTCGGTATTCAAGCTGAAATCAATGCGGACGCTGAGCGTCTCGGACGGCCGAAGATAGATATCCTTAATGAAGAGGAAGAGCGTCGTATTCGCGAACTCATATCGGCCGAGACCTGGCCGCAGGGCTGGGATGGTGACGAACCGATCGCGGACACACCTATGGCGTCTGTATTCTCCGACGGCTCCGTGCAGCCACTTCTGGTTTGAGGCAATCGTATGACTTATCCCATAATCGAAGAGTTTGTTGAACGAGCTCGAAACGTGTCGGTGAGCGAGGCTTCCGAACGGCTTAACATCAAACTGGGCCGCAAGGAGTATACCGGCGCTTGCCCGCGTTGCGGTGGCAGCGATCGGTTCTCCATAAATGGTGGCAAGAACGTTTTTAATTGCCGAAACTGTGGCGGAGGGCGTGACGGAATCGCCCTTATGGCGCATTTCCACAATCTCGATCTGCGTGACAGGGTGGGTTTTCTGGAAGCGTGCGCTGCCGCACTCAACGAGGATATTCCCGAAGGTGGCGAGCGTGAAACTGATGAACAGCGGGCAGAACGGCTGGAGCGCATCGCCCGGCTGAAGGCTGAGAACGAGCGGAAAAACCGCGAGAAGGAAGCGGGGGAAAACCGGTTCCGGGATATCGAGGTCAGCAAGGCGCGGGGTATCTATGGCAATGCGCAAGATTTGCGCTCCTCAGGATTTTCTTATGCTCCGGAGCTATTTCAATATCTCCGGCTGCGCACAGGTTTTGAACCGCATCCGGGAATTCTTGATCATATCCGCTTTGCGCTGGCGCATTCCTACTGGCACGGCAAGGATGAGATGGGCAGGGCAGCTAGTCCGCATATGGGGCCCGCTATGATTGCGCCTTTCGTTTCTGCCGACGGAAGTGTGACGGGTTGCCATGAAACTTGGATTGATTTGAGCAACGCCCCGAAATACCGGCCGCTGATCCGGGACGAAAACGGCGCAGTTATCCTCGACAAGGACAAAAATCCGGTCACCACCAAGAAGATGCGCGGTACGAAAAAAGGCTCGATGATCCCGGTTTTTGGAGCAGCGCGAGCGGTGCGATGGGTGCTGGGTGAAGGTATCGAGACGGTCTGCGCCTATGCCGGCGCCGAAACTTGGCGCGCTGACACATTCTATGCCGCGACCGGTGATCTCGGTAATCTCGCTGGCCCGGCCGATCCGCGATCTTCGTTTTCGCATCCGACAATAAAGGTCGGTAACGGGCAATTTCAGAAAATTCAGGGTCCGGTTCCAAAGCCAGATCAGACCGCCACGGACGCCGTGCAGGTGCCAGGTCACGTTGTCGAGCTCATCATACTCGTTGATGGCGACAGCGAGCACGTTTTCACGGCTTCGGCCATAGCGCGGACGGTTACGCGCCTGTCGGCGCCGCACCGCATCATTACACCATTCTGGCCACCGGAAGGCGAGGATTTCGCCAGTTTGTTTGCCAACATGCAGCAGGGGATTGAACATGAGAATACCCGAAAAGCGTCTGACGTGCCTGGAGCGTCGTAGATGAAGGAGAAAGATAAGAAGACAAACGGCGGCGTTCCCGAGGATGTCGCGCGCATGATGGCGATGGCTGCGCAACAACGGCGCATGTATTCGATAAACCCGGACCCTTTGCCGGTTGCAGAGCCGGAGCCAGCAGGAGATGTCCTTGTCCTTTCCGATGAGGAAATTCTCGAAGAATGCTCCGAACAGCCGGAAACAGATATCGGCAATGCCAATCGACTTCTTATTCGATTCGGCGAATTGATCCGTCATGTCACCCACGTCGGTTGGCATGGCTATGACGGAAAGCGTTGGCTTGAGGATGCGTCCGGTTCCGTTGTTCGCCGGCTCGCACACCGCACGGCGGAATTCATTGATGACGAGGCTGTGCGGCTGGATTGCAGCGAAGAGGAACAAGCGAAGATCGCGGCCGGTAAGATCGCGCGAGAAGAACTGAAAAAAATGGGTAAAGCGGCAAAGGAGTGGGACGCCGCAAAGCTGGCCGAATATGAGCGGCTGCAAAAGGATGTCGAGAAAATGGACAAGGTCGAAAAAGACCGGTCTGGTCGCATTTCGTCACGACACGCTCACGCCAAGCAGGCGGCAGGTACTTCGAAGATCAACAATATGCTTCAGGAGGCCGCGCCCTATTGCTCTCTGGAGGTATTGGACCTCAACAAGGATCTGCTCGCGCTTAACTGTGAAAATGGCACATTAAGGTTCTTCTGCTCGGAGGTTGGGGATACCGGTAAGTGGCAGATAAGGGTCGACGCTCATCGAGCGTCCGATCTTATCTCGAAGCTGTGCGAAGCGCGTTTTTCGCAGGACGCTGACGCGCCAATGTTCCAACAGTTCCTGCAACGTGTAATGCCGAATGTCGATTATCGGGCATTTTTGCAGCGATATCTTGGATACTGCCTGCTTGGCCTTACCGGCGAACAATGCTTGCTGTTCTTTTATGGAGCTGGCCGAAATGGGAAATCGACCTTCGTAGACATTATGGTCGAAATCCTTGGCGACTATGCCGTATCAATGTCGATCGATAGTTTCGCTGGTGACAGCAAACGAGGCGGAGCCGAGGCGACGCCCGACCTCGCCCGCTTGCCCGGTGCTCGCCTCGTGGCGGCCAGCGAGCCGGAAATGGGCGTGCACCTGAAGGACGCGTTGATCAAGACGCTGACGGGCGGGGAACCGATCGCGGTCCGTCGCTTGCATCAGGATTTTTTTGAACTCATCCCGCAATTCAAGATCATTCTTTCTGGCAACCATAAGCCCATCATCAAGGATGACTCTGACGGGATATGGCGTCGCGTTCACCTGGTACCCTGGGAAATACAAATTCCGGAAGATGAGGTCGATAAGACGCTCAAGGAAAAGCTCCTGGCTACAGAGCGAGATGGCATCTTTGCGTGGATGGTGAAAGGGGCGCTCGAATACCTCCAATTTGGTTTGCGCGTCCCTGACGGCGTCCGAGCGGCGACGGCCGAGTATCGAGAAGAGAGTGATCCTATCGGCGCATTCCTTCGCAATGCGTGCCATGTCACGGGCGCTGATAGTGACCGTGAAAGTCCGGAAAACCTTTACAATGGGTATGTGCGATACGCCAAACGCGAAGGCTTGGCGGACATCAAGCAAGCAACGTTTACGCGGAGACTGCCCGACCAAACCCGGAAGAGTTGGAAAGGTCCCGACGGCTTCATGCATCAGTTTCAGCGAATACGGTCAAACGGCACCGCATATCTCGGTATTCGCGTTCGGGAAGAGTTTGCTGGAAAGCCAGATATAGGCAGTCCACCTGAAGGTCGCTTTTCCGATGATGAACCTTTCCCTGAGAGCTTTTGATGCTTGACACCCGGACCCTTCGCCGTACACACAGGACATACAGCCACCTGTCTGCCTTGCCTGTCCATGCGAAGGGTCCGGGGCGGACAGCTAGGACAGCAAGCAATGCGGCGCGGACAGTAAGCGCGGCGCGCCGAAAGCGAGAAAGAACATTTCTTTCAATAGCTTGCGCAGGTTGGACAGCTAGGACAGCAATTTTCAGGTTTTCCATGACGCGCATGCGCTCGCGCACGTCAATTCCCATCGGGATATATGGCGGAAATAGAGAACGCTTCGCATCACATAAACATTGGAATTATCTGTCCTTGCTGTCCAATCATTGAATTTATTGAGTAATTATCACTCTACCTGTCCATCTTGCTGTCCAAACTAAGTATCTTTCCTGTCCTACATGTCCAAAAACACCCAGAAAGGGTAAAAGGAATGAAAATCGGTATCGAAAAACTGTTGCAGTGGGCTTTTGTGCAGGAGCTTTGCGTGCGGGATATCGCTGAAGCTGGCGGCCCGAGATCGTCCTCATCAAACTTTACGATGATCATGGAAATGCTGGAGCTAGGAGCCATCATCGACCGCTCGCGTAACGTCATGGCTGCGTCCTCTGCAATCACCTTGGAGCCACATCTTGATGCACTGGCTGTTGCAGATGCGGTTCGAGATCTTACAGATCATCGTTTCGATATTGCAGATGACTGGGCGCCATTCACTGATTGGGCTGACGATTATGGCTTGGTCTCGGAAGCCGTACGGTCGGAGATAGAGGCATTCCGACTGCGAGGTGATCGCGCCAACGGTCGTCGGGCGGCTAACCTTGTCATATGTTCAGCCATTCTCGGTCGCGGACCAGACTGGTTTGCTGAAAAGCCGAAAGAACGCATAGTAGAGCGTCGTGGGCAGCCGGCATGGTTCATCTCGAAGACTGCAAAGGACGGCTTTGGCCGCTCCTACGAGTTTGAAGTGGACGGTTATGACCGGAAACGGAAACGGCCGATGCGTGGAGCGTATCGAAAAATGGAACTTGCCGAGCCTATCCGCAGTGAGATTATTAGCCGAATGGAATGGAAGCTTTGGCAGGATGCTCTGGTTTGCCTGCGCAAATCACTAGCAAATCAGCTGAGTTTCTACGATGTCGAGCCGTTCGCTCCGGACTATGCGCCGTGGGTGCGTATAAGGAAAAATGCAGATAAAATCGTAAGTGCGTGATTATGAACAGTATTTATTTGCGGTCTACGTGTTGAAGTGCGGCAGTCGCTTGACATATCTTGAGGACAGTAAAAAAGATTGGAAAACCCGCTTCGGATCGTCCGGCGCGGGTTTTTTGTTGCCAACGATGGAGGCCACCATGCACCCGCCGCTGTAATGGCGGCAAACAGCATGCCCTTCATGACCGGGAGGGGCTGGGCGTCCGAAGGCACCCACCCCCGGGTCTAGGGACCGTACCGGGATTTCTCCCCCTGCGGGCCGGGACGACCCCGAAAAGCCGCCAGTCAAACAGTTGAAAATATTGGGTTAACGGGGTTAACGGCGTTAACGCAGCGGTTAACGAACGGGTTAACGATGAGCGAAATCATGTGGTCGATCGCGCAGATTGCCGCGCGGGACAACGTTTCAAAGCCTGCCGTGTCCAAAGCCGTGAAAAAGCTTCTCGAAGCGAGGCCGGATACGCCGGTCGAGCGTGGCGGGCAAGGGCAGGTCTTGGGGATATCGCTGGCTCATTATGATGATTACCGGGAGCGCTTCGTTAATCCGGCAAAGGCTTCTGCGCCAATCCGGTCTTTGGACGATCAGTCTGAGACCAGAAGTCTTACCCAGCCCACACTGAGATCCGAAGATACTTTCGACGAAGCACGTCGGCAGGCTGAATGGTTGAAGGTCGGCCGCGAGAAGATCCGCCACCAGCAAGAGTGTGGCGCACTGATCCGCAAGGATAAGAACGATCAGGCAGTCATGAAGATCGGCGCAGAGTTGCAGTCGATCATTAGGCGTCTTCCGAACCATGCTGACGCAGTGGCGCTGGCCGTTTCGAAGGAAGGTGTTCATGGCGTTCGGGTTCTACTCCGCCAGATCGCTTTCGAGATCGGGAACAAAATGGCTGACAAGCTGATCGAGATCGGTGAGGCCGCGCCGGAAACAGATGATCTTCTCGAGGAGGAAGACTTGTGACGATGCATCCGGGTGCGCTGCAATCCGTATCTTTTGCGCTTGCAAAATCTATACGCCCCCAGCCGCCTGTCTCGTTCGATCAGTGGCTTGCGAAAAATATCATTCTCGTGGATGGGCCCAAAAAGGGCGAATTGTGGTCGGCGGAGGATGCGCCTTACCTGGTCGAGATTGCCCAGTGCCTAAGTCAGGAACATCCTTGCACAGAGGTGACCGTCAGGAAGTCACAGCAAACGGGCGTATCCATCCTCGGGCTTTCGTGGATGCTTTACATCGCCGAGAATTGCCCGGACAACGCCATATACGGCGTTCCTGGTCTCGATGCCCTGCAGGATATCAACTCCGGAAAGCTTCAACCGCTCATCGATGAGTGGCAGAAATTTACCGGAAAAGAGATAATTCAGCCCACGACCAGCCGGTCAGGCGTGGGATCGACCACTTACGAGAAGAAATTCGCGGGCGGCGCGCTTTATCTCGCCAACGCCAACACCGTCATGGACCTTTCGGCCAAGACGACACGCTTTGGCGTGAAAGATGAGGTTTCCAAATGGCAACAGCTTCCGAATGGAGCTGATCCGGAGAACCTTTTCTTTGGCCGCTTCACAGCTTTTCGTCGTCAGAAAACCTACAAGATTTTCGGGTTGTCCACGCCGGAGCTTGATAGTGGCGACGCGATGGGGGAGGGGCCGGGACACTGCCGTATAGACAGGGACTTCCGCCGGTCAGATCAGCGGTTCTGGTACATCCGATGTGCTGAGTGCCAGACCGAGCAGGTGCAGGAAGATGCCAATCTGCTGATTGACAAGAAGCATCCTCACAAGTCCGTCATGCTGTGCACCGAGTGTGGCCATCATATTTCGGAAATGGAACGGGTTCCTGCGGTACGTGAGGGTCGCTACATCGCGACCATACCGGAGCCTGACAGGCACCCCGGCTTTCACGTCGATGCGTTCATGTCTCTGATGATGTCTTACGAGGCGATTGCTGAGGACAAGATCAAGTATGAAGGCAAGGGTGAGGCGGGCGCAAAGGACTACAGCAACCTGATCTGCGGCAAGCCTTATCAGATGAAAGGTAACGCGCCAGATCATCAGAGGTTGATGGAGCGCCGCGAAAATTATCTGGCAGGCACTATTCCTGCAGGCGGGTTGATTTTTGTCGCCGGAGCGGACGTGCAGTCCTACGGCATTTACTGTGAGGGCGTTGTCTTCGCAGAAGACCGCCAGAGTTGGAATGTATTTGCTGAGTTCTTCGAGGGTGCGACGGACAATCCGCAAGCTGGCGCTTGGCTGCTCCTAGAAGAATTTTGCCAGCAGGAGTTTCCAGACAGCCATGGTGTCCTGCGAAGGGTTGAAGCCATTGCTGTCGATAGCGGGTATCGTCCTACTCAGGTGCTCGAATGGTGTCGGCGGCGTCCGAATGCCTACGCCATCAAGGGTATGCCAGGACGCGGCGTCGCAGCGATCAGCCCGCCTGTGCGGAAATCGGTAAACAAGCGCGGCAAACGCAAAAGGCACGGTTCGGCCATGTCGTGGCCGGTAGGCACTTGGGCGTTGAAAGCGGAGTTTTACGGAAACCTTCATAAAACCGGGTTGCGCTCGGGTGAAGCTACCGATCCACCAGGTTACTGCCATTTCCATATGGATCTGGGTGAAGAGTATTTCCAGCAGCTGACTGCGGAGTACTTCAACCAAAAGATGGTGAAGGGCAAGTTGCACGAAGAATGGATGCCTCGTCGAGAGCATAACCACTTTCTTGATTGCCGCATCTACGCGATGGCGATGGCCGAGCATCTCGGCATTTCTCGCCTCACCAAAAGCCAATGGGCTGCGCTGCGCGCAAAGCATGAACCGGCGGTACCGGTCGATCTGTTGTCGCCGGAAAGCCAGCAAGTTGCGGAGAGGGTATCGCCGGAGGAAACGCCGGTCGCGCCGCCTCCGGCAGTGAAGAAGCCAGTCGAAAACAGGTGGGCGAAAAGACGATGACGGAAAAGATGCGGGTACGGGTGAAGGCTGGCAGTGTCGCTTTTCCCGCCGGAAATCCGTCCCAGCATCGCAGCCAGTCGGCATATTTGCGTGATACCCAGTCGGGCGTCATCAAAGCACGACCCGCTTCATTGCGGGAGCACCGAGACGAAGTTCGTCGCGTCTGGGTTCGTGCGGCTGGTCTGGCAATGGACATGCTGCAGAATTCCGGAAGATTGCGTGGCGCAGCCGACCAGATCCTTGCCGATACCGTCGGCGTCGAGCTTCAGCTGAACCCGCGACCAGATCTTTCGAGGTTTGGTTATTCCGCAGCAGAGGCAGTGGAGTGGACGCGTCAGGTCAAAGCTCTCTGGAAAATCTACGCATGGAACCCGCAGGAATGTGATTTCCGCGCAAAGCTCACCATCCCGCAGATGACGGATGTCGGTTTGCGCCATTGGCTGGCATTCGGGGAGAGTGTCGGTGTCGTGTCGTATCTTACGCAGCGTGAAAGGCTGCCAGGAACAAAGACCGGGACTAAGTTCCTACTTTTGTCACCGGCGAGGCTAGTACAGGATACGAACGAGTTTGAAGGTCTCTACCAGGGCGTCATCCATGATGCCTACGGACGTCCGTCACACTATCGTTTCGAGGAAAAGCGATCCGGTATCTCCAGAAAGGTGGACTACGCGGCTCGTGACGCCGAGGGTCGACAGCTTGTCATGCATGCTTTCGATCCGTTTTCGTCCGATGATGTTCGCGGCCTCTCGCCTCTCGCGCCAACGTTCCGCAAATATCTGATGGCGGAAAATACGGATGATGCGACTGCGCAGATCCGGTTCCTCCAGACGATCTATGCGGCTATCCTCAAAAGCGATCGTCCCAGTGCCGAGGCTTTCGAGGCACTAGAAAATATGAAGGAAAGTGGCGCAGAGGGCGTAGAGGATATCGCCTCTGACTTCGCCCAATACTTCAAGGCACAGCTCGATCGGGCCGCTGAATCGGAAATCCGTCTCGGAGCTGGAGCTGGCGTGTCGCATCTGGCCCCAGGTGAGGACTTGGAGTTCAAGAGTATCACGGCTCCGGGATCTGATTATCCCGACTTCATGGCGTCGCTACATCGCGAAACCGCCAGAGGCCTCGGTATTTCCTATGGCGGCTACACACTTGATTACACCAAAGCGACGTACGCCAGCACTAACATGGAAAACTCGGCGCTCTGGCCGATTGCCCAGCGGCGCACTGATCGCATAGCGTCGCCGCATGTTCTTGTGCCTTACGCCAGCTGGCTGGATGAGCAGATCGGCGAAGGGCATATCGAGTTCAAAGGAGGATATTCAGCGTTCCGTGCGAACCGTGACGCTGTGCTTTGGGCGATATGTCAGGGACCATCTAAGCCAACGGCTGATGATGAAAAGCGTGCCAGGGCATCCAGCGAGCGCATTGCTAATGGTACTGGTACGCTGGAGCGCGAGTGCGCCGAAAATGGGGATGATCCAGAGGAAGTCTTCGAAAGCCGCGTGCTCTGGCATAATCGCTATGTGGAAGCCGGTCTGCCTTCGCCGTTTGAACGAGGGTTTGGCGGAAAACCTTCGTCCTCCGAAACCCGAGAGAAAGACGCGGTGTCCTGATGATAACCCCGATCAAGATCGCAGGTTTCCTGATCGATCCTGAAGATCCATGCGCGATGTACGCGGCGCTTGCTGCGGCGAAAACAAAACGTCTCGCGGGGGAGCAGATCGAAGAAAGTGAAATTCGCTCTCCCGTGATGCAGCAAAGGATCAAAGTGGCCTCAAGCAGCATGGCAGATATCGACAAAGAACTTGTCCGATTGCAGGCCGCCTGCCAGGCGAAAACGACTGGTCGCCGTCCATCGCGGCGCTGGAATTTGAAGTTCTGACAGACCGGCGCGAATAGGTCGGCTTCTCAAAGGAAAACATCATGACCGTTCTCGTGAACGGCGAACTCGTGCTCTACGGGTTCGTTGGCGACAACTATTGGGATATGGGCTTCACAGCCCGCGAAGTCCTCGATGCGCTCGCGGAAATCGGTCGCGATACCGATGTCACTGTCCGCATAAATTCTGGCGGTGGTTACACCGATGATGGCGTTGCCATCTACAACGCCTTGATCGCCCACAAAGGTAAGGTCACGGTCATCGTCGATGCTGCGGCATTCTCCAGCGCTTCTCTTATCGCGATGGCCGGGCAGGAACGCATCATGCGCAAGGGTGCCATGATGATGATCCACGATCCTTCCGGCGGCGTGTGGGGCACGGCAGAAGATATGGAGAGTTACACCAAGTACCTCCAGAAGCAGGCCGAAAGCATGGCCAGCATCTATGCCGAGGTAGCCGGTGAAGACCCCTCTGATATCCGTGAGGAAATGAAGTCGGAACTTTGGTTGACCGCGGAAGAAGCGGTGGAGCGGGGCTTCGCAACCTCTGTCAATGAGATGAAAAGCAAAGCCGTCGCTGCGCACGACTACCGTGTGTATGCCCACGCGCCTGAGCGCCTCGTCGCGCTTTCCACAAAGAAAAACTGGTCTCACACCGATGCCAGATCGAAAGCCGAGGCGTCCGCCGAGGCGAGCAACCGTCAAACTCAGGAGAAACCGAATATGACGGAAAAACCGCAGGCGGACGCTAACGCCGCCGATATCGAGGCTGCCAAGAAGCAGGCCGGAAGGGATGCCGTTACGGCTTACCAGACCCGCCGTAAGAACGTGATGGCTCTGGAAGAAACGAAAGGCCGCGAAGCTCTTGCTGAGACCTTGATCGACACGGACCTGTCCGAGGATGCCATCAAGACCGCGCTCGCTGTCGCCCCAAAAGGTGGCACGCCGCCGCCCGGCGGAAAGTCCCATGCTTCTGAATATGAGCGGCAGCGTGTTGCTGACCTCGCTCTGCCGGAGACGAAAAACGGCGGAAGCCAAGCTGAAAACGTCGGGCGCCTGACGGCCCTCGCAAACAAGGGAAAGGGAGGCCGGTAACATGGCAAGCTCGTCTTTGAACAACGTAATTCCTGGTCCGGATGATCTTCATTCCGGTGCCATCAGGACCCAACCCGTCGATGTGGCCGCCGGCACATACGAGCGCGGCGAAGTTCTTGGCCTGGTCGGCAATCTCTATGGGAAGCTCTCGGTTGCCAACGCGGTATCGGCTGCAGTCATGCCATTCAATATAACACTTGCTGCCACCACCAAACTGGCCGTCTACGTGGAGGGCGACTTCAATGAAGATGCATTGAATATTGGCGCCGCCACTCTCGCCACCGTCAAAACCGAACTGCGCAAGGTGGGCATTCTTGCTCGCAAATGGGGCGCGGCTTCCTAATTTCCGGATCGGAGCTTTTGCAAAATGGAAACATTATATGATACCGCCGATCTGATCGGTGTCCTCGAGACGCGACAGGTCGCGCCGACCTTCTTCCTGGAGCGGTATTTCCGCGCCAACCCCTTCTACTCCGTCCATGAACACATCGTTTTCGATGAAGTTCTCGAAGGATTGCCGGTGATGGCACCGTTCGTTTCGCCCGTTGTTCAGGCGAAGCCGCAGCGGCGTCAGGGCTTTCAGGCCAAGATCTTTACGCCGGCGTACGTAAAGCCGAAACACTTCATAAAGCCAGGTGATTTCCTGCGCCGGCTCCCTGGAGAAGGCCTTCTCGGCGAACTCACCCCGCAGGATCGCCTTGACCGGGAGGTCATTCGCCTTCTTGAAGTTCAGAAGCGGCAGATCTATGCGCGCTGGGAATGGATGGCAGCGAAGGCCGTTATTGATGGCAAGGTGACGGTGGCTGGAGAAGATTACCCATCGGTGGAAGTCGATTTCGGCCGCGATCCCAACAACAGCATCATCGTCGCCGGCGCAGGCAATATCTGGTCCAACCCCGACGCCGACATCTCCGGTATGGCCGAAGACTGGTCCTCACAACTGCTCGAAGCCACGGGCTACGCTGGCACGGACATTGTCATGGCGCCAGAGATCTGGAAGCTTTTCCGCAAGAACAAAGCAGTTCTGCGTGATGCTGAACTTCGTCGCGGCATTGCGAACGTTCCGGATCTCCAGCCGCAGGTTGCCCAGCAGAATGCGCGCTTTGTTGGCCAGTGGGGCGAGTTCTCGCTTTATGTGTATGCGGGACGCTTCAAGGATCAGGATGGCACCGTTAGCCGGGCTTTGGCAGCAACGGACATCATCATGACGGCGGCGCCTTCAGACGTCGACGGTACCGGCGGTGTCGAAGGCATCCGTGCGTTCGGCGCAATTCAGGACAAGAAGGCTGGCCTGCAGCCAATCGATATCTTCCCAAAGACCTGGGAAGAAGAAGATCCGTCCGGCGAGCAGATCATGTCGCAGTCCGCTCCGCTGATGATCCCTGGTCGCCCCAATGCGGTCATCAAGGCAAAGGTGGTGTGATATGGCTGAAGTAGCAAAGTTCAAACTCATCACCTCGAACGGCGTCGTGTTGGCCGGGGATCCTGTTCCTGACGGTCTTTCCGAAAATGAACTCGACGCCATTCGCGAAGCAGGCGGCTTGGAAGGCACGCCCGCGAAAAAAGGCAAGGGCAAAGGCGGCAGGGGTGGCTCTGGCGCTGATACCGCCGCCGCTATTGCCGCAGCTGAACAGAAGGTGCTTGACGCACAGGCTGCCGTGACGGCTGCCGGGACCGACACGGTCGTTCTCGACAAGGCGAAAGAAGACTTGGTGGAAGCCGAGGCGGAACTCATCGCACTGAAAGGTTGACATCATGGTTGACTGGGAAGCCGCGCGGGCCTTCACGGAAGCCGCCTGCGCGGCAACCTTCGACACCAAACCCTGCCGCCTCATTGCGAGGCGACCGGGTGCTACCGTCAATCATAAGGAAGAGGATGATCCGTCAAGGGTGACATTCGATTGCATGGCGTCGATCGATCTGGAACCCACCAGTGACATCATCAGACGGTATCCGTCGTCTGATCCTCAATCCGGAAACGGACCTGTTTCCTATGACGCTGTCGTGACGGCCCATATCGGCGACTGGCCATGGCTCCCGAAAATGGGCGATCAAATCATGATCATCGGAAAACGCTGGCGAGTTGAAGCCGCCCGTAGGGACGGATCAAGCAGACCTGCATGGTTTGTCTCGGAGGTGAGAAATGCTGGCAGCTGAAGCAGTCAGATTGCTAACTGTGGAACTCTTGCGCCCCACAGGGGTACCAGTGGGCGGCAACTTTCCGACGTTGGCCGGTCCTCGAGTTTACGACAGCCGCGGAGCTACCCTCACCGAACTTGATCAGGAGCGCGATTACACGCCTGTTCTTGCCGTCTACACACACGAGAGTGCCGTCGAGGCGGCTGGACCTGCCTCTGGGTTCAATGACACAGAAGCCTCCGTCGTTCTCCACGTCGTGGCCGAACTGGCCGTGTCCACCAGTGATGGTGCAGGCTCAGCATCATTCGTCGATGCTATGGCGGATACCGATGCAGAAGCGAGGCTCGTCCTTGCTGCATTGGTCACGCAGGTCCGTCGCGTCTTACAGTTCAGCGCCGCAGGCGCCGGGTGGCGGCGACTTGTCAAGCAAGTCCTGCAGGTGGAAGAAAAGACACATGCCATACCGGAGTTTGGTCTCCGGTTTCAGCGAATTTTCTGCACCTTCAAGCTTGCCGTATGCGACGACGATTTTGACTTGTCGCGTCCGGGTCTACCCGAACCGCTTCGATCAGTTGCTGACGAGCTTCCAGAAGGGAGCTATGCGAAGGCGAAGCTGACGGAGCTTGCCTCTTATTTTGCTGCCGAGAACCCCGACCAACTCCGCACCGTCCGCGGTGTTGTGTTCGGGCCTGGCGGTGTATCTCTCTCAATCGGTCAAGATGACCTAATCCCCTGATCGGAGATTTTTATGTCCAAGGTTTTTGTGGCCGCCGCAGGGTGCGCCATCCCCGGCGGCTGGCCTGATGAAGGGCGACCGATTAACGCGCTGTCCCGTCAGCATCGCCGTATGATCGAGACCGGTGACCTGGTCGAGAAAGAACCGGTCGCCGAGAAACCGGCCGACCCCGTAAAACCGACCAGGAAGGATTGATCCGATGGTGAACAACATTCCCGACAATATCGTCGCACCGCTCCTTGCCTTCGACATCGAGTCCGGCGGTCAGTTTTCGAGTGAACTGAATGAAATTCTCATCGGCTTCGGCACTGCCGGCGCAGCGCTCGGCGAAGGCCAGATCGCTATCTGCGGCACGGTCAACGAAGCCCGCCGTCTCGCCGGCCGTGGTTCGATGCTGGAGAGCATGTTCATCCGCGCCCGGAAGAATGCACCGGCGCAGGTGATTTATCTGGGGCGTGTGGCCGATACGGGCACGGCGGAAATCCGAACGATGACGATCGGCGCGGTGCCCGCCGCTGGCGGTCAGGCTGTGGTTCAGATTGCAGGCGAAAGCGTCTCGATCGATATCGCAGCTGGCACGTCAGCGAACGATACTGCCACTGCTCTGGCGGCGGCAATCAACACCTATTTCAACCAGCTCTCGAAAAAGAGCCTGCCATTCACGGCGACGGCGGCAACCAATGTCGTCACCATCACAGCGCGCCACAAAGGTGTTTACGCCACCGGACTGGATATCTTCATTCCGGTATTGGAAGGCGGAAACGTGTTCAGCAGTACCAACCTCACGATGGCAACGACAACGCCGGGTGCAGGAAATCCGGATCTTGCGCCAATCCTCGCAGCGATGGGCGATGATCCTTTCGAGGCGATCGTTTCCGCCTTCAGTGATGCTGCAGGCGTGGCGCTGCTCGACGCTTTCGTTACGTCTCGCTGGGGTTACGACCAGCAGCTTTATGGTCATGCGTTCTATCCCTTTACCGGGACGGATAGTCAGATCAACACCAAAGGTCTGGCGCGTGACACGTGGCATCTTTCCCTGATCCCGATCCTCTCAGGTGGCGGAAACGGGACACCGGACTACGAGAGGGTCAGCGCCGACGTGTCGAGGGTATTGCCCTTGCTTGGCTCCGGCTCCGATGGCCGCGTCTCGGCAAACCAGTCCGGTCTGGTTGTCAGTGGTGTTATTGCCCCGCGCGATCGCAATTACTGGCCCGACTATGCCACACGTAACGGCTGGCTTCAGAATGGTGTGTCTGCCTGGAAGGTGGATCGCAGCGGAGATGTGGTGATTGACAAGCTCATCACCCAGCAGCAAACGACGAACGGCGTGCCGGATACGGCGCTGCGCGATATTCAGGCGGTCTATCAGCTGACCTATGCGCTGAAGTTCATTCGCGCGAAGCTGGCCTACGAGCACAGCAACAAGGCGATAGCCAACGACAACCCGGCGAACCTGCCGAGCATCGTGACTGTCCGGGACATCAAGTCGACGCTGGTGCATGCCTGCATCGATCTCTCCCGTCGGGGCGTACTGGAATTCGGTAACGACATTGCGGGACAGATCACGGTCACCCGTAACCTCGATAATCCGAACCGGGTGGATATCGTCCTTCCGATGGATCGCGTGAACCCGCTCGACATCTTCGCCGGGCTTGCCCGCGTCTACGCTCAAATCTGAGGCGGCCTTCGCCTCTTCCCTTTTTTGATCTCATCTGCGGAGAATATCCATGGCAGGAAACGATTTTGGTGGACGTATGACCGTTCGCCTTGCCAACGGCGCCCTTCTCGCTTTGCGCGGCAATTTCACGGTTCTATCGGCGGGACAGTCGAACGAAGCTGTCACCAATCAGGACGGGTCCACGGATCGCGTCGGCACGCCGACGGCACCACGTGCCGAGGTGACATTCAAGGATGCCAGCGACGTCGATTTCAACGCGCTGATGACGGCAGCCCGTCAGAACTTCACCATTCAGGAGGAGTTTACCGGTGTGACGCACCATTACTTCAACGCGTTCTTCAGCGGAGAGCCGAGTTCGAACCGGCTCAACGGTGAACTCTCCGGCCTCCAGATCGTCGCCGAAGCCTACCGGCGCGGATAAGGGGCAGACATGACGGAAAGGATCATTCCTCTTTCGCAGAAATATGAGTTCCCGGGCGTTGAGCCGTTCTCGGAAGTTCGGCTTCGCCCGCCGACCTACAAGGAGATTTACATAGACGGGATTGGTGAGCCGCGTGAAACCCACGTGGTTGCCGGTCAGCCGATGGTCGTCACGCATTACCAGGCGATCGATGAGCATCTCCTGAACATCTGCCGATCTCCAACCTACGACGCCTTGTCGATATTGGAGGCGCATGACGCGGTCGAAGTTGCAGAGGCGGTGTGCGATTTTTTTATTCGGCGGCCGGTCTTGCCGAAGCAGTCGACCTAATGGTGTTCCAGCTTGGCTGGGATCCGATGCGGGTGCAGGACATGACCGCCGCTGAAATCGCGCACTGGTGCAATCGTGCTGTCATTTTCGCCGAACGAAAACGGAGCCGGTCATGAGACTGGAAATGAACAGCAAGGATTTCGAGGAGCTGGAGCGCGCCTTCCGGCGCCTTCCGGGCGAGATCCGCACGAAAGCGATGCGCCGGGCGATGACTCGCGTCGCCCAGACCGCGCGATCCCGCATCGTTGCTCGCCTTGGACCGCACACTCAAATGCCGCGCGACCTGGTCGCGGCGCTGACAACGGCGCATTTTAACGCCGGCGGTAATACCTCCAAGGTGGTTGCCGAGTCCGGCTGGATACCTCTGCAGCGTCTTGGCGCTGTTCAGAATGCGTCCGGCGTCTATGCCAAGCTTCGCGGTTCATATCGTCACGCCTTCATCGCCGCCATGAAAAGCGGCCATGTTGGTGCATTCCGGCGTGTCCCCGGCACTCAAATGTCGTCGGCCACAGGCAAGCGCGAACAGATCCGCGAGCTATTCGCCGCTAACCCGGCGCATGCGATCACCAACAATCCGGATGTTTATCTGGATGTCCTCGCTGGTGTGATCGAGGACTATTTCTTTCCGCGTGTCGTTCACGAAATCGAACGCCTCTTACCTCGATAGGATGCATTCATGGCCAATCGAAAAATCCGGGCGGAGCTTGAGATTGACGGCAAGGACAGTACCAGTCCTGCTTTCCGCTCCGTCGCTACCCGTATGGGCCAGATCGAGCGACAGATGTCGCGGTTCAATAAGACCGCTTCCGATTTCGACCGGAAGGTTGCATCGATCAACCGGAATTCGGCTGGAATGCAGCGCGCCGCCGAAGGCTTCAACAAAGCTGGCGCGATGCTGCGGACCGGTATCGCCGGCTACGGTGCGTATGAGTTTGGGCGCGCGATTGCAGGCACGGTCAAGGATTTTGCCGCGCTGGAACGCCAGATGACCCGTATCGGCATCACGGCCGATGCCTCGGCGGCGCAGACAAAAGAGGCCTTCGCGCAGGCTCAGCAGATCGCAAAAGATCTGAACTACGACAGTGTTCAGCCTGCCATCGAGGCGATCGATACGCTTGTTGCCTCCGGCAAGTCGCTGGATGAAGCTATGGCGTTCCTGCCCTCCGTACTCGCGACGGCGCAGGCCACGGGCGCGGCAACGCAGGACATCGCCAACACCGGTCTCAAGGCTGCTGACGCCCTGAAGATCGAAACGAAGAATATGCAGCGCGCGTTCGATATCATGGTTATGGGCGGCAAGGCTGGCCAGTTCGAACTGAAGGATATGGCGCAATATATTCCCAGCCTCGCAAATAGCTTCGCGACGCTTGGTTACGAGGGTGAGGGCGGGCTGAAAAAGCTCGTAGCTATCCTCCAGACCATTCGCGAGGATACTGGCGATGCCAGCAGCGCCGCCACACAGGCGCAGAATATCTTCGGCAAGATGTATTCCGAAGAGACGGGCAAAAAATTTGCCAAGTTCGGCATTGATCTGCGCAAGGAAATGGAGGCGGCCAAGAAGACAGGCGAGGACGCCGTAAGCGCCTTTATCCGGCTCTCGAATGAAGCGATCAAGGGCGATCTTTCCAAGCTTCCGCTGCTGTTCAGCGATCAGGAATTCCGCCTCGGCATGCAGTCCCTGATGACCAGTGGCGACAGCCTGAAGCGGTTCATCGATACGATGAATTCCGCCGAAGTCAACGGCACGGTTTTCCGCGATGTGAACCGCATCTTCGGGGATACGCAGGCATCAATCGACAGGATGTCAAACAGCTGGGAAAAGCTCAAGACATCGATGGGTGAAAGTGTGGCTCCTGCTGTCACGCCGGTGATGGATGGCGCCGTAAAACAGCTGGATCGCTACAATGCTCGTCAGCGAGGTATGGAGAAGCGAGGCTGGGGCTGGTTCCGCAGGAACATGGGCATCATCACCAATCAGGAGGAGATGGATCTCGCTTATGAAGGCGGTTACCGCGACGAAAAGTTTCTCGGCGAGTACTGGGCGTCCCGGTATGGCTCAGGCAGAGACGATCCGCGCCGCCCCCGCGCCTCTACTGGTCGTCAAGGGCGTCCCGTGGTTATCGGCGATTTCCCGGGTGGTGGGCATGGATATACCAACCAGACGCTGCCCGCTGGTTCCGCGCCCGTCCCTGCACCTCGCCCGAGGGTAATTCCTTCCGGGCCGTCTGTTACTAGCGATCTCCAGCGCCAGTATTTGGAGTATGGCAAGGGTCGTGCGGCGGGCCAGAAGATATCGACCGAAGTCGCGAACATGGATGTGTTTCGCGGCATTCGCGAGCGCCTGGAGCAATCGACAGAGGTTGCAGGAACCCAAGCAGGAAAGTCGATTGCTGACGGTGGTCAGACAGCTGCGGCCGCTATTGAGAGCGGATCGCAGAAACTGCAGAGCGCCGGCGACAGCTTTCTGTCGGGCCTCAGCGCTGCGGCACAGAAGCTGCTTGATGCGGCAAACAGGCTGCAGAACATCCGTATCAATGCGTCAGCGATTGGGGCGCAAGGCGGTCGGGCTCTCGCGAATGCTGACACCGGCAGGACATTCCCGCCTGAAATCAGTACTCCCACGAGTGGCCCGCGGTGAAGCGATATCTCATCGCCATTGTCGTCCTATGGGTTTTCCATAGACCGATTTAAATAGGGTGCCGGCGCGGCTGACCGCGGCGGCATTTTCTGTCGGCGTCAGATCATTTTTGCAGGCTTGCAGATTGCTGGTATCGGTTGCATCAACTTCCGATGTCGCAGCGGCCAAGATTACAGTTCGCCACGCGCATGCGAGCGCCTTGTCGACGATGACTGCGCCCTGGCATCCTGTGAACAAGCAGAAGGCGATGTTTCTTTGGGCCTGATAATCGCCTTTGTATGCGAACTTGGCGCTGGCAATGATTTCGGCTTGATTGCCGAGGCATTGCGTCGACTGGGTTTGGCAGATGGCAAGGGAGGGCTTGTACCCATCCTTTGCCTTCCATTTCGCATTTTCCTGCACGTATGCCGAAGGTTCGCCTGCTGCCAGCGCTAGATGACGCTCGTTGTCATATCGATCTCGGAGACTGTCCGCGTTCGCCGCCAATGCAAATAACGAGCCTATAACTGCCAGCACGATCTTTTTCATTGTTGAACCTGCTTTCTGAAGTTTCAGCAACATTAACGCACCAGAAGGCAGTTTCAAACAGCCGGGGATTTGTTTCATGAGAGACTGGGGATCAACACTCCGGCGCGCTAGTTTTCGCGGTGTCCGCTTCTGGGTGGAGTATGAAGATCTCTCCGGCGGCAAGCGTCTGGCGCGGCATGAATATGCTGGTGGCAAGCGCACGCGCATGGAGGAGATGGGGCTTAAAACACCGGCATTTGGTGTGACCGCTTATCTCCTCGGCGATACCAGCGATGTCTCTGCAGCGCTACTGTCGGCGGCCTGCCTGGCGGATGGTCCGGGCAGGCTAGTTCTTCCGATGGATGCGGGCCAGCTTGCCTATGTCGAGGATTTTCACAGGTCCCGCGAGCGGGATCGCCGTGGGTATGTTGCGTTTGAATTCACGGCTATCCCCGCATCAGGCGAAGTTCTCCCGTCGCTCAGCCTCGCCGATGTCGACACCACCTTTCTCGGCGCCTTGTCGGCGGCCTCTTCTGCATTCGGAAGGTTGTTCTGATGGCTGCTGACAAACAGGCATTATGTGACTGGCTTGGCAGTCTCGCAACGACCCTCGTTGTCGATGCGCTTGACAAGGAGAATATCGCTACGCGCCTCGATGTAGCGTCGGCGCTTCCTGCCCATGATTTTGCGATGGAAAGTCTGTCGATTATGCGGGTCATCGCCGAGAGTGTTTCGTCGGCGTCCGGTTTCGATACCCTCCGAACTGGGCAATTCGAGGATGCGGAGACCATAAATGCAGCCTCTGTATTGCTTGCCGTCGGACTTGCGATTGCGGGCGGGCGCGCGGACTGGATTTCCCGGCCGCAGGCGCGCGCGGGCCGTGACCGGATTGCTTCCGCGGGCGACGCTGCCCTGACGGTTGTTTCGGCAATGGGGGCAGACGGTGTCGATCTTTATGTGTGGCTCTCCGCCCTGACGAGTGTTGCGGTCCGACTGGTGTCGGATCAGGCGACAGATGCGGTTCCGGTGGTTCGGGTCGAAACAGGCATATCGCTGCCTTCGACGTTTCTCGCTTACCAGCTTTACGGTGATGCCGGCAGAGCCGAAAACCTTGTCGAAATCGCCGGCGTTTCCACGCCGATGCTCATGCCATCGGCCTTTAATGCTCTGGAGAAGTGATGCAGGAAATTTCGACAGGGCCCTTCGAGACGGTCGTTTGCGACGGCCTGCCTCCGGTCATCCGCATCAATATCAGGGTGTCGGCGGAGGAGGCTGCGCGCAGCGCGAATGCCGATTTCGTCATCACGGGATCCGGTCTGCCTGTCATGCCGGGGAAGCCGACGAAGATCACGGCGAGCGGCGATCTGTTGCTCACCGGCTATGTGCGGGACGTCGATACCGGTTACGATGAAGAAAGCCGGTCGCTCTCCTGCGGCATTGTCTCTCGGACGGTGGATTTTGTCGAATGCTCTGCCGAACATGCGAGCGGGGAAATCCTCGACAAGAGCCTCGTCGACATTGCCAGGGATCTGGATAGTCACGGAATCGGCATTGAGACGGATGGCAGCGAACTGCCGAAGGAAGCGCGCCACAAACTCATGGTTGGCGAGAGCGCGTTTTCCAGCATTGAGCGTCGTTCGCGGGGCAGGGGTCTTCTGATCCATGACACGCCCGAAGGTCGCGTCAGGTTGGCGACGAAACCTGCCGGGAAACACACAGGCAGGCTGAAACGTGGCGTCAATATCCTGCCTGGCTCCAGCGCCAGCTTTACGGAAAAAGGCCGGTACAGTGATATCAAGGTTCGCGGGCAGGCCACGGAAGGCAGTGACAGACAGCAGTTTCGTGGCCAGTCGTCGGCGAAGGATAACGGCATCAGCCGAAAGCGGACGCTGATCTTGCGGCACGAAGGCGAAGCATCCACGGGCCGCATGAAAAAACGTGCGGCGTGGCACGCCAGGCGTGCGGCAGGAAACGGCACTACCGCGAGTATCGTCGTCAGCGGCTGGCGCGATGAGGCGGGCAAGCTCTGGCAGCCGAACTTTCTCGTTTATGTCGATGATGATTGGCTCGCTTTGGATGGCTGGATGATTATCAAGGATATCGATTTCGAGCAGGGCGATATGACGAAAGCGACGCTTTCGCTCGCCGATCCTCGCGCACTCGGCGGGGAAAACCCGCGCGGCAAGACGGCATCCGGCTATTCCGCTGCGGCGGTCGATGAAGGGGACTTTGAGGACGAATGAGCGGCTTCATACGTTTCGACTTCGATGGCCGCCTTGAAGAAAAGGCTGGTCAGCAGTTTGTCTCGGGGCGGGGCATGTTCAATGACGGCTACACCCGTATCCATCGCCCCGAGCCGCATGGCTTTGCCTCTTCGCCGCCTGCGGGGTCGAAAGGTCTTCTGCTGCCGTCGCCGGGCAATCCGGATTTCGCGGTTGTTCTTGGGTTAGAGCATCCGGGCCATCGTCCGGCTGACATACCGGGTGGGGGCTCGGCGCTCTACGATGCTGCCGGCAATATCATCAAGGTAATAATGGGCGATGGCATCGTGGTGGATGTCACGGGTACGGCATTCCAGATCCGCAAGGGTGGAGTGACCCTCACGGTTTCCGACGCCGGCGTCGATATTCAGGGTGGGGCCGTGAGGCACAACGGCAAAGATATCGGCGATACACACCGCCACACCGGCGTGGTTCACGGCAGCGATCAAACGGGCGTGCCTGCATAGGAAAACAAACATGCTTCGCATTATACCCCTCGACGAGGCGGACGAAATCTATCGTTCGCCCGATCTCGGCTGGGACGGCCTTATTGGTGATCTTTTGCTTAACGACCTCGATCATGCGTCTGCGCCGGGTGATTTGCGCGCAGAGCAGGGTCTGGCAACGCAAGTGTTGATCCTGCTAATGACGGATCGCCGCGTCGAGGATAGCGAGTTGCGGGACGATGAGCAGAACCGGGGATGGCTCGGCGACAGCTTCGACCGTCTCGACGGCGAAGATGTTCTCGGCTCTCGCCTTTGGCTGCTGAGGCGGCGTTCGATCTATGACGGCATCGAGGTAGACGCGCAGGACTATGCTCGTGAAGCCTTGCAGCCTCTCGTGACGCAGGGCGCAGTAGCACGCATCGATGTGACCGCTATCGCCAACCGGGCGGAAAACCGCCTCGACCTCGATATCGCGCTTTACGGGCGCAACGGCGAGGCCGCGTTCAATCAGAAATTCGGACTGTTATGGAGACAGATAGATGGCGTGGAATATCCGCTCGCTGGATGATGCCTCGGCTGCCGTGCGCGGCGCCTTTCGCCGGTATCTTCCCGGCACGGATACGGCGCTCAAAAACAATTTCGTCACCATCGTCGTCAAGGTACTCGCGGCGATCTCCTATGAATTCGAACTGCGCATGGGGTGGTTGTCCAAGCAGATCCTTTTATCGACCTCGACAAGCCTTGCGTGGATCAAGCTCCATGCCGCCGAGGTGGGCATCTACCAGCGGGCTGCAACGACTGCGCGTGGAGAGATTATAGGTACGGGCGCAGCTTCGACGACATATCCGTCAGGCATCCGCTTCATCTCTGGCAATGTGACATATGTTTCAATATTGCCTGTCACCTCCGGCGCTGATGGCGCACTGGTGGTGCCCATTGTCGCCGAGGTCAAGGGTTCGGTGGGCAATCGTGCAAGCGCCGGCCTTCTGTCTCTTGCCGATCCCGGTCTTTATCCCACGCTCGGCACGAGCTGGGTGGTCGACGAAGACGGGCTCGGCGGAGGGGCTGACGCAGAAGATGCGGACAGTCTCAAGGAACGCGCATTGCAACGAAAGCGCAACCCTCCTGGTGGAGGCACGCTGACCGACTATGAGCGGATCGTGATGGGCGTTTCAGGCGTGCTGAAGGCATGGGCCTTTCGTGTCCCCAATTCTCCCGGCGGCGTCGTGGTTCATTTTTTGTTCAACGGCCGTCCGGACAATATTCCGATCGCTTCCGACGTGGAAGCGGTGCAGGCGGTTATCGATGTGCAGCGGCTAATCCGTGTGGATGACAGCGTCGCCACAGCGCCAGTTCCGCGTCCAGTTGATGTCACAATCACAGGACTTTCAGGTGATACCGCCGAAATACGAGCAGCGATCAGAAGCGGCTTAACCGCCATGTATCTTGCAAGGTGCCGCCCTGGTCTCACGGGTGACAGCTTTACTGTCTCGCGGAGCTGGTATTCGGAAGTGATTTCTTCGGTGACCGGAGAGGTGCGGCACACGCTCGTCGAGCCTGCCGGCGATATCGTGCTGACGGGCGGTCAGTTTCCGATAAACGGGGAGTTCGATTTTGGCTCGTGATCCCGGACTGAACACCGTAACGACGATGGCTAGTGCTGGCGCGCCAACCGGTGGCGTGCCGGCTGCATGGGACAACCTGTCATCGCCATCGAACGATGACCTTATCGGGGGCGCCGTCTCACTCTGGCCGCCGGGGGCGGCCTTTGGGACGCCCGATGGTCAGGCGATGTCACTGTCCAGCCTGCTCGCCAGTTTTACCAGGGTGCTGATTTCGCCCTGGGAATGGCTCTATGCCCGCGCATATAAGCTCATCACCGAAAGCACAGTCTTCGGCGTGGACGAAATGCTTGGCGACTGGGAGGTGGAATATGGGCTCCCCGACGCGTGCGGCGCAGAAGATGAAAGTGTTGCGGGAAGACTGCGCGCACTTGAAGCCAAACTGATGGCCGTTGCCATCGTCACACCATCGGATTTCATCCGTCTGGCGGCTTCGTTCGGTTTCACGATCACCATTGAAGAACCTGCGATTTTCGAATGCGGGTTTTCAGAGTGCGGTGGCGAGCACGCCGTCGGTGATTGGAGGCAGGAGGTCTACTGGTTGGTGACGGTCACGGACCTTGCGGTCGATTATTTCCGCTGCGGTGAAAGCGAGTGCGGGTACGACCCGCTTTTTACCTTCGGTGAGGCTGAGCGTTTGCTTTGCCTCCTGCGTCAACATTCGCCCGCGTGGGCTCTTCCCATCCTCGCAAATTGATCGGAGTTCTCTCCCATGAAATACCATGCTCCATACGGATCGACTGATCCGAATGCGTCTTATGTCGACAAAGATGTGCCGGGTGCTGTTAGAGGTTCGGCTGTTCCTGCTGCCGCTATAGAAGATCCGCAGAGAGAACTTGTGGACTTCATCACAAAGTCGGGCTTAGCCCCAGGAAACGCACTGCAACTGGCTTTGGCAGTGCAATCTGGCAAGGTGAATTTCGCGGTTGCCGGTGGGACCGCGAATGCGCTGACTGCCTCTCTGTCTCCTGCTCCCGCCTCGCTTTTCGACGGACTAGCTATACGCCTCAAAATTGCTACACCGAACACTGGAGCAGCAACTCTTAACCTGAACGGCTTGGGTGTCTTCCCCATCCAAAATATTTCAGGCGGCGCATTGGCGGCGGGCGACTTGGTTGGCATCCGCGAACTGATCTATTTCTCTGGCGCATGGTTGGTCACAAATATCACCGCTGGCCGCCTTCTCAATGTCCAGTTTTTCAAAACTGCCGGTGCTTTCACATATACGCCTACCCCTGGCACTGCGTACGTTGAAGTTGAGGTTCAGGGCGCAGGTGGCGGGGGTGGTGGCGTACCGGCAACCGACGGTTCGCAAACCGCCGCAGGTGGCGGGGGTGGTTCTGGTGCTTGGGCATACAAGATCATCAGGAGTGCTTTTGCGGGAGTTACAGTGACGGTTGGGGCGGCAGGTTCCGTTGGTCCTGCAGTCTCTGGCGGCGCAGGCGGGGCTTCTTCTTTCGGGGCTCTTGTCTCTGCGGCCGGTGGTGCGGGCGGTGTCACGCGTCCTTTGCAAGTGTCCGGAACCACGTTCTCAGCTTCTGGTGGTGCGGGCGGCATTTCGGGCGTGAGCGGAGATTTAAATTCAGGGGGAATTACTGGACAGACAATGTTGGTTGCAGGATCGGTGTTTACTGAACCTGTCCAAACGGCATCGCGGTTTGCTGGCGGATACGGGTCTGGCGGTAATGGCCAGACGAACATGCCTAGCGCACCCATCAAAACAGGGGCCGTCGCTGGTGCCGGGTTGGTTATAGTCAGGGAGTATGGAGCATGAGCAACTGGGCATTGATCGTCAATGATGTCGTCTTTGAGACAACCGACATCGATCCGGCAGATCGGTTTTCACCCGACATGGTCTGGGTCGAATGCGCCGCCTCAGTCGAGCCAGGTTACAATTTCATCGACGGCAACTTCGTTGCACAAGGAGTGGATCTCGCGCAGGCTAAACTTGAGCGAATAGCGAGTTTGAGGGCGGCGTGTGAGGCGGCAATTATCGGCGGGTTTACCTCACATGCGCTTGGCGCCAATCACGTCTACCCGAGCGATATCAAAGCACAGATCAACTTGATGGGATCCGTTACCGACAGCTTGCTTCCAAGCCTGCCTCCGGATTGGCAAACACCTTTCTGGGTGTGCAATGAAGATGGAATTTGGTCGTTTAAAATGCATCAGGCCTCGCAGATACAGCAGGCCGGGCGCGATGGGAAAGTTCACGTTGTAGCCTGTCAGGCAACGCTCGAAGAACTCACGTCTCGCGTCGATGTGGCTAGCAGCATTGATGATGTGGAAGCCATCGTCTGGCCAGCCTGAAAGTTCGATACCCGTGATTGTTTCTGATTGTTTCTGAAAATCTCTGTAATGTTTCCGGCATTTCGTATAGGCATACCTTGCAGTAGGCTTGCAAGGCGGGGTTGATATGTCGGGAACAATTACTGAGCGTAGTATTAGCAGGGATCAGGTTAAGGCGGCCTATAACCAGCTTCTTGGACGCGACCCCGAAGTTGAAGGCCTTGGAGAAGGTGCAGACCCGTTTGCGTTCGTGATGGGTGTTGCTATCTCCGAAGAGCATAGGCGTCGCATAGTGACGCAAGAGGTAGAGAAGCACCGCTTCTCTATTACCGACACGGCGACTGGCGCATTCGTTACCTACACCGCTGATAAGGTCATTGGCCACAGCATCAGAAACGCTGGTGGCTTTGAAGAGCAGGCGATCAACGGCGCAATTCAGATTGCTGAAAGCTCCGGGGTCCCTGTTAAGAGAAACGTGTTCGTAGATGTTGGGGCGAACATTGGCACCCACTCAATTTTCGCAGTGAACTCCGGGTTCAAAAAGGCAATCTGCGTCGAGGCAGACAGGAACAATTATCGTCTTCTGCGCGCAAATCAGATCCTGCACGATGTCGATGCTATTTGTATCAACCATCTGGTGGCCGCGTCTGATGCTGAAGGAGAGATCGAAATACAGATCTCTCCGTTCAACTTCGGTGACCACCGTGTCGGCCATAAAAACGAAGCGCAATCCGTACACGGCGAGGAAGCTTGGGAGATTCAAGTTATCCATACGAAGCCGCTTGATGACATTATTCGAAGCTCCGGAGTTGATTTCGGGGACCTCGGCCTAGTTTGGATTGATACTCAAGGCCATGAAGGACAGGTGCTTTCTGGTGCTCATGGGATTCTCCAAGCAGACGCTCCTATCGTGACAGAGTTCTGGCCATATGGACTTGAAAGATCTGGAGGTTTCCGGAGGTTCAAGGAACTCGCATCGAAGCGAACGACAATCATCGACATTCGCGCGTCGCAGGAGACTGGAGTACCTGTAAAGTTAACTGCAAACGAATTGGATGCGATGTATGCGAGCATGCTTTCAAGCGAGAGCAGAGGCTCATCTCCCCATACCGATCTCTTGTTGTTGAACGTCTGAGTTCATTCGGACGGCGCCCACAAATTAAGTCAAGGTAGTTACGGCGGGGGCAATCTGTTCCTGCCTTTTTTGTCGCCGGTAACATAGCCCGGCATCCATAACCCACAATCAGGAGACCACCATGGCGACTGTACGAGAGGTACAGCGGCGCTTGATTTCGCTCGGCATTCCCTTGCCCAAGTTTGGCGCAGACGGCGATGCGGGCGGCGAAACATTGGCTGCTATTAACGAGGCTCTGGACGAGCTGGAGACGCTGCGAGGCGGCAGCAAGCCCACGTCAGCGCCGGTCAAAACGAGCGAGAAAGCAGAATTCATCGTTCCTGCCGACTGGATGCCATCGGCCAAGATGGATCGCATTATCTGCCATTGGACGGCAGGCACGCATAAGGCAACGGACTTCGACCGGCAGCACTATCACCTCCTGATCGAAGCTGGTGGCAATCTCGTCCGCGGCATTCCCTCGATCAAGCTGAACGAAGCCCCGGCGAAGAAGGGCTACGCGGCCCATACGCTGAACTGCAACACCGGATCGATCGGAGTTTCACTTTGCTGCATGGGCGGTTCCGTCGAGGCTCCGTTCATGCCTGGAAAATACCCGATGACGAAAGCGCAATGGGACAAGCTCACATCCGTCGTTGCTGATCTCTGCCGCAAATACGGGATCAAGGTCACGGATCGCACCGTCCTATCCCATGCTGAGGTACAGCATAATCTCGGCATTACCCAGCGCGGCAAGTGGGATTACACCGTGCTTGCCTTCGATCTGTCCGTAAAAGGCGCTCGCGCCTGCGGCGATAAACTACGCGCGGAAGTCCTCGCGAAACTCTGAACCCATCCATCAAAGGAACGATCAATGAAACGCTTTGCGATTATCGCACTGGCGGCGCTTTCGCTTGCCTCGTGTTCAGCCACCACCGGATCGATCGACACCGGAATCCGCAACAGTCTGCCGCAGGTCTGCTCGGCTGGCGATACGGCATTTGCCGTGCTTCAGCCATTCATCGTGGCCGACAAACTCAAGCCAAAGACCGCAGCGGCGGCAGAGGCGGCCTATGGCAGCCTTCAGCGGCTTTGCGCGAACAAAGATACCGCGACGCTCGGAACCACGCTGGTGGCGGCCTCTGCGGCATATCTGACGATCACGCAAGCTATCAACCAAGCTCAGAAGGCGGGAGGCTAACCATGGCACGCATCTGGTATCTGATTGCCGCTGTCTTGGCGTTCACTTGCATTGTTGGCTTCTTCTTTGCCCCAGCGTGGGCGCAGGATGCGGGCCCGGTCATCGCCCCTTCCTCGGTCTGGTATGATGTCTGGACCATTGTGCAGCCCATCGTGGTTCTGCTGGTGTCGACAGTTGGTCCCGTGCTGGTGACTTGGATAGCTGCGCGCCTGATTGCCCTTCTGAAAGTGACAGATGAAAAGCAGCGCGTCGAGATCGAGACAAACCTTCGCAACGCTCTGCATCAGTCGGCGCTTAACGCCATGAAATATGCCTTTGCTAAAGCAGGGTTGCCCGCGATCGGCGGCCTCATAAGTCCTATCCTTATTGCAGAGGCGGTCACCTATGTGACTGAGAAGAACCCGGACGCGCTCAAAAAACTTGGCGTCGATAACAAGGCGCTTGAAGAAATCATTCTCTCGAAAATACCGGAAGTGGTGCAGGCGGCTAAGTAGCCCGGTTGCAGTATTCCGAGGCGCATCAGGGCACAAGGCTGAGACATGGCAGGGATCTACCAAATGAGCGAAGAACTACCGGAAAAAATGGTCGAACTGCCAGAGAGGACGAGAGCCTTCCTTGCCAGTCTCCGCCCTGACGAATTGAAGACGCTCGAGGCGATAATCGAGATGCCGGCCGACGATGTCCGAGAGGGTTTCCGGATGGTCCGCGACATGCGGACCGTCGGGAAGTTTATGCGATGGCTTCTGCTGTCCATGATCGCGCTCTTTGTCGGCTCCATCATGCTCTATGAGAACATTCAAAAAGCAATCGGCTATCTGAAGGGAGGGCCGACACCATGAATCGTTTCCTTTGGAAAGTGATAGGTATCGGTGTTTTCGCGCTGGCGGGTTTGGGATCGGTCAATCTGGGCATCTGGGTTGTCGATCGCGAGCCGCCAATTATCTATGAAGATGCTAAGGCGTTGTCGTCATCGGTGGAGCAGGGCGGCACGGTTGAGATTGAATTCTCTGTTTTCCGCACGCGCATCTGCCCGCTGATCACCAAACGCTGGCTGATAGACTCAGCCAAAGAGCGTCACAGTATCCCGCAATTTACCACGGGACTTCGGTTGCTGGCGGGCAGAGAAACATATCGCAGGTCGATAACCGTGCCGCCGTCTGCAGCTCCCGGGCCTGCGGAGTACCGCGTGACGCTGGAATACGTCTGCAATCCGCTTCAGAAATTCATGGGCCCAATTGTCGTCACCTCGCCACCAGTCGGCTTCAACGTACTGCCAGCGCGAGTTCTCACTCTCCCGCCCACATAGTTGGCAGTTTAGGCTCGTGAAAGCCGCTGCCTCGTCAATGCCAATTAGGCGTCTCGGCTTTCAACAGACTGGTCGCTCAACGCGCGCATCTTGCTCGCACTCAAGCTCGGGCCTTCGTCTGATCACTCATTAATAGGTCTCCAGTTCCCGCAGTTTCCATCCTCCGGGCGGTGGTGAAGCCTGCAGTTTGGTGGCGCGCTGGGTGAGCTTTGCAGAGGCAATTATCTTCGCCTCCCGCTTAGATGTCGCTTGGACGCTCACTACCCACCGACCGGATTGAAAACGGTACGTTTTGGGTTTGGCGCTGTCGACAAACGCACACCCCGCGACGAAAGCGAGGCGCATCCTACCTTTGTCCTGTTCGGTTGCGTCCCTGACTGTCTTCCACCAATTTTCAAAGTTATTATCGATCTCGCTTTTTAGCATGTTCTTATTATGTTCCGGACCGACCGAAAGTCAATCGCCTTCCAAGAGAGGTCTAGGCAACCGATGCGGGGATGACACCTTTGAGGGCTTCCTTGGCGGCTATAATCTATGTATCAGTTTAACGAGGTTGCGGCTTTTCAAGGGGACGAGATGGGAAGCAAACGTGCGAAGCCCTACACCTTGCAAGGGGGGCACTTTCCGAATTATGCCGATGCCGTAACTAGAATGAGTACCAAGAATGTTATGTCGCCATATTTATGGATGGCAGGGATAACGCTTGGCATTCTCATCCCAGGCATCGTCCTAACAACCGGGCCTGTCCAGATCATTCTTACATCGCTGGTTGCGGGTGTGATAATTTTTGGGATTGGTGTGTTTGTGTATTTTGCGCTAACCGAACCAGACCGGTTGCAGTCCGAAGAGTATCAGATTGAGACAAGAAAAATTGAATTACTCGCTGAGCCCGGAAAGCATTCTCATACACTAGATTTGTCAGCGGAGCAGATGCCCAATAGTTTTGTAGAAGGCGACGGAGCGATCTCTCATGGAATATAA